ATTCTAAATTAATAGTATTATCTCAAAATCCAATTCCAGAAATAGTAAATAAACCTTTAGAAGATGAGTATGTTCCTTTTAGTTGGGAAAATAAAGAATTATTAAAAGGAAAGTGGATTAAACATAAAAAACGGAAAGAAGAATTTTTAATTACTCTTTTTGATATAAAAGGAGTTAAAATAAATGATGAATATTTTACTTATTCTGATTTATATACTTATTATGAATTTGTAGATGGAAAACCTTGTGGAAAACTTGCAAAATAAGTAAAAAAAGTGTATTTTTATAGTATTAAAAATAAATAATGTAAAGTTCTTGTTTTCTCTTGTGTTCCTATATATCTTTGTTTTATTAAATAAATTTATATGAATACAAGAGAAAAATATTATCAAGATTTTATGATTGCTTATAACAAAGGATTAAATGATTTTGAAATAGCAAAAGAATTAAATAAATCTCCAAAAGCTATTTTTGCTTATAGAAAAAGTAAAAATCTACCTCCTATTAAACCTTATAGAGTTTTAACTAAAGAACAATTTTTACCTTTATATAATGAAGGTAAAGGAGATTGTGAAATTGGTAGAATTTTAGGTATAGATGATAATACTATATGGGGATTTAGAACGAGATTAAAATTACCAACTAATTTACCAGTTTTTAATAAATCAATTGAATTAACACAAATTCAAAAAGAAGCTTTAGTTGGTACTTTATTGGGAGATGCTAATTTAAGAACTAAAAGTGGTAATTATACTGGTAAAATTGAACATAGTATAAAACAAAAAGATTATTGTTTATGGAAATATGAAATATTTAAGAATTTATCTTTAGATGTGACTTATTCAGATAGAGTTTATTTTAGAGATAAAACTCAAAAAATACAAAGTATATATTTTCAATTTAAACATAATCAAGAATTAGGGTGGTTTTATCATCAATTTTATGATTCAGGTAAAAAGCAAGTAACTAAAGAGTTATTAGAATATTTAACTCCTTTTGCAATAGCAATTTGGTTTATGGATGATGGTACGTATAATCACTATTGTTGTAGTTTATGTACTGATTCCTTTAATAAAGAAAGTGTAGAATTATTGGTGGATTTTTTTAAAGAAAAATATGGAATTATTACTCATGTAAACAAAAGAAATAGGATTTACTTTGATGCTATAACAAGAAGTAAATTTTTAGAATTAATTTCCTCTTATGTACATGAATCAATGAAATACAAATTAGAATTTAAAAAAAACACCAAAATTAAAATTTAAGTATAAACAAATAAAACAAAATTAAAATGAGCTTTGAATTACCAACAGCAGTATTAAAACCAACATTAACAGAACCAAGATTTCTTGTAGTTTATTCAAAACCAAAAATTGGAAAAACCAGTTCGTTAATGAAATTACCTAAATCACTACTAATTGATTTAGAATCAAGTAGTGGTTTTTATGAAGGTACTGCATTTGATGTTACAAAATTAAGTCAAGAATTAACAAAACATCCTATTGTATTATTAAAAGAATTAGCAGCTAAGATTGAAGAAGCTAATAAACAAAATGGTTCTCCTATTTATGATTTTATTACTTTAGATAGTGCTACTATTTTAGAAGAATATGCTGGTTTATTAGCAACTAAAAATTATAAAGCTACAACTATAGGTAAAAATTTTACTGGTAAGAATGTAGTAAATGAATTAGCTGCTGGTGCTGGTTACAATTATCTTCGAGAAGCATTTGAAGAACTTTATGTTCCTTTTACTAAATTAGCAGGAAAATGTTTTATTTTAGTAGTACATACTAAAGATGCTTTACTTAATAAAGATGGTAAAGATATTAATACTTCTGATTTAAATCTTACAGGAAAATCTAAAATTATTACAGCAAGTAAAGCTGATGGTATTGGTTTAATGTATAGAAGTAAAACAGAAGGAGAAAATATTCTTTCATTTAAAGGTAGTGAAACAGATATTACGGTAGGTTGTAGATTACCTTATCTTTCTCAAAAGGAATTTGTTATTTCTAAAAAAGAAGGAGATACTTTAACTACAAATTGGAATTTGATTTTTCCTTCAATTAAATAAATGCAAATACTACAAAAACTAATAGATTTAGCTTCCTTTGAAAAAGAGGAAGCTATTTACACTATTTCTTGTTTTGATATGCACAAACGAAACAGAGAAATAACTGATAATTATATAGAAGCTTATTCTTATGGAATATTTAATTCTGAATTAGTAATAGCTGAATTAGAAAATTATCAAAAAGTAATAAAAGATATTCAATATAACTTAGAATTAGAGTTTAATAATGAATTTAATATTGAATCTGAAGAAGAAGTACTTTATACTGATGTATATAAATATCTTTTAGATTTTTATTTTTCAGAATATTCAATGTGGATTCCAAGTGAACCTACTCAAAGAACTATTGATTTAATTGATTTTCATTATGGTAAAAAGAAAATATATGCTGAAGGTTTAGCTAAATTTTTTACTATTGTTAAGAAAAAAGTAGTTCAAGATGAAGAAGGAAATAATGTTCTTGTGGATTGGACAGAGAAAGATGAATTAAATAAACTTTCATCAGAGGATTTAGCTAAAATAGAATTACTTCAAGAATGGGAATCTTTTATTGATATTATGAGAAAGGTAAAAGAGATGTTAGAAAATAAAGAAGATGTATTAGAAATTTTAAAATTAATTAAATAACAATTAAAACAAACAAAATGAATTTCACAATTGAAAAAAACATTCCTTTAAAACCTGTTAACAAAGACAGAGGTTCTGTACTTAATGAAGTACCTTTAAGTGACATGCAAATAGGAGATAGTATTTTAATACCTACTTCTTTTTTAAAAACAACTTCTTTAGCATCTTTACTTTCTCGTTATAGTAAAGAAGTAAATAAAAAGTTTGTTCAAAGAAAAATAGATGATACCGCAAATAGAGTTTTTAGAATTAAATAATTAAATAATATAAAACAATAAAAAAAATGAACTTATCGCAATTTAAAGTAATTCCTCAATCAAATGTTCGTAAAGGTGAAGCAACATTAGAAAATCTTAAACCATTATTTGTACCAGAAGTAGTTAAACCAGATTTAGTATTTAATGAAGAAAGTGAAAAGTTTTTCATTACTTTAAAATTTATTAAAGAACAAACAGAAAATCAAGGTTTTACTGCAATTACAGATGGAGTTAGTACGTATTTAATCCGTACAACAGAAGAAGATACTAATGAGGATTTACGTCCTAAATTCTTTAGAGGAAATAAAACTCAATATGCAACTTCTGATTATCTTAGATTACTTACTAAAGATTTAGGTAATGATTTATTTTTACATGAAACTAAAATTGAAGATTATCAAGCATTTTTAATTAGTGCTTTTAAAGAAAATCCTTTTGAAAAAACACAAGAAACTTTTGATGCAGTAGTTTCAGATAAATTTTCTCTTCCAATAGAAGTTATTGAAAAATATAATGAAAAAAATGCTAAAAGACAAGAAGATTTAATTGAAAAAGTAGAAAATTATTTTGCTACAACAGAAGTTAATCAAACAAAAGAACCTTTTACTTATACTTCTGATTTATTAGATCAACCAGTAGAAGAAAATACTGAAGAACCTTCTTTATTTTAATATTTTTTATTATCTTTGTAAACGTTCTCATCTCACAATATAGAACAAAATTATTTTAAGCTACTTAGAAAAGTTGAGGTGAGATGCAACTTATTTTAGGTAGCTATTTTTATCATTTATAAATACAATTTAATATGTTTATCGTTCCAGAACAAACTCAATCTCAAAACAAACCAAAACGTTTAGGTGTTCCTTCAAATCCAGAATTAGGTATAGAAGTTAAAATTACAAAATATGAATTTTTTCCTGCAAGTGGAAATCAATTAGAAAAAGCTGTACTTACATTTGAAAATGATGAAGTACCTCATTACCATGATTTTACTGCTCCAAAAGAAACTCAAATTGGATTAAGAACTTCTGAAATTATTAATCTTTCAAAAGAATGTGGAATTATACTTCCTGAAAAGAAAGAGTTTACTTCTTATGAAGATTTTTGTAATTATTATTTAGCTCCAACAGTAGGTACTGAAGGTAGAGTAAAAATTGTTTATTCTAAAAATGAAGTAGTTTACAATCCACAAGATGAAGCACTTGTAGGTAAATCTGAAGAAGAAGTTAAACGTTTGCGTAAACCTTATACTAAAACTGGTAAAATGCCTTATTTCTTTGCAAAAGGAAATGATAAAAAATTTACTATTGTTAGTAAAGGAGATCAATGGGATGATTTTGTTGATTTTAAAGTAATTGCCAAAGTTCCAGATTCAGAATTTGGATTACCAGCAACAAATCCTGATGATTTACAATTCTAATTTATTATTTGTTTAATTTTAAAGGAGGTATTAGCAATAATATCTCCTTTTTTAATGTTTTATTATGAAAGATTTGTTTTGTACTTTTGAACAGAGTAAAAAGTTAAAAGAATTAGGTTTTAAAGAAAGATGTTTTGGAGCATATAAAATTTTAGAAGATGAATATATATTTTCTTCAAAAGAAGGAGATTTAATATTAGGATTAGATGCTGATAAAAAATATGCTTTTGTAATTAAAGCTCCATTAAAAACACAAGTATTTAAGTGGTTTAGAAATAAATATAATATTGATGCTTGGGTACAACCTTTTATGGAAGAAAAAAATAATAAACTAATTCTTCCAGATGAAAGTTATAGTTATTTTATATTTAAAGATGGTATTTTAATAAAAGATGGAGTGGATTTTATAGATTTTGAAGAAGCTGAAAATGAATGTATTAATCAACTTATAAAACTAATAGATGAAAAAATTTGAATATTTAAAAACAGTTAATTCAACAATTCAAGAATTAAATGAATTAGGAAGTATTGGTTGGGAATTAGTTAGTTGTAATTTAAAACATTTACGATTTGAAGAAACAAGATACAGTAAATTAGAAATAATTGATTTAGATACTATTTACATTTTTAAAAGAGAAATAAATGACTGATAGAATATTAAAAGAAACATTTCATAAAGCAAAAAAAGATTATGTTTGTACTGCTTGTTATATTATGTTAAATGTAGATGATTTTGAAAACTTATGTAAAAATTATGGCTTAACTTCAGAAGAAGTAAAAGCTTTTACTAAAGCTAAAGAAAATGGATTTAAAATTTTAAAAGGAGAGACTTATTTGTATCAAGCAGGAGTTTATGATGGAAATTTTTATTCTGCTAAAGCTATTCCTGCAATACACGATATTTGTTATAAACGAGGTTTTTATGTAGAAGATTAATTATGTTTAAAATTCCTGAAAAGATTACCACAGAATATATTTTAAGTAAAGTTTCACAAGAAGAAATATTTGAAAGATATGGAGTACCAGTAGTTTCTCATAAGTTTGCTCCACCTGCATTTATCAGAACTCCATATAATAAAACTTGTAGTTTTTTTTATAAAGATGGAATTTTAATTTTAAATGATTTTGCTTATAAAACATTTAATTGTTTCAGTTTAGTTCAAACAAAATTTCAATGTGGATTTTTTGAAGCTTTACTTATTATTGCAAATGATTTTGGTTTGCAAACAACAAATGTTGAAAGAAAACCTTTAGTTAAAGAATGTTCAATTGAAACTAAAGAAAAAATAAATTATCAAATTTGTAGAAAGAATTTTACAAAAAAAGAATTAGAATTTTGGAGTGTTCAAGATTGGGAAGCTAATCAATTACAACTTAATCAATTTGAAATATATTCTATTTCTGATTTATTTATTAATAATAATCATTATAAAGGAAATTTAGAAAATGTATTTGCTTATAGATTGAGTAAAAAAGATTTTCAAATATACTTTCCAGAAGCAAAAGATAGAAGTAAAAGGTTTAGAACTTCAACTGCTATTGGAATTTTTGGAAAACAATATTTAAGGAAAGAACCTGTAATTATTTGTAAATCTTATAAAGATTTCTTTTATACTCGAATTAGTGGATTTAATTCAGTTTGTGTTATTAGAGAAAACTATAAATTTACACTAGAGGAAATTACTTCATTAAAACGATTTTCAGAAGAGATTTTTATTTACTGGGATAATGATTCAACTGGAATAGAAAACTCTACTCGTGAAGCAGAAAAATGGGGTTTAAAAACAATTTTTAATACAGAAGAAAAAGATTATTCTGATTACTGTAAAAAATATGGATTAGTTAAAGCAAAACAAATGTTAAATCAATTAATAAAATGAAAATTTGGATAACAAGACTTTCTGCTAATCAAATTATGTTTGGAGGATTAGAAAGATTAAAAGTATGGTGGGAAAAACCTATATATCTTGTTGAAAAAATTCAAGAAAAAGATAGAGATACTCCTTTTGGATATATTAGTGAAGAACAAGGTTTTTATAAATATTCTAACTATAATTATGAAGGTTGGGTATGTTTTGAATCTAAAGGTAGAATTCCATTTTCATTTGGTAAAATATTTGGTTATAGTGATGGTGAAAATAAAGAATTAGCAGAATTTGTTTGGAATAAACTTTGTGAGCATTTTTTAAATGAACCTTTTGATAATTGGGATAAATTAGAAAAAGAAGGTAAAGTATATAGTAGTGATTTTTTATTAGAAATAGATTTAAATATAACTATGAAATGAAAGAAAAAATTATTAAGAAAATTAAAGAAATTGTACCTGCTGATTATGATTTATTAGATGAACTAATTATAGATCAAATTGCAGATGAGTTAGTAATTTTAATTAAAGAAACAATTTTAGAAAATAAAGAAAATTATTTAAATTTATTAAAATGAGAATAAAACTAAAATCTGAAGTAATAGAAGAAAAAACATTTAATTATATTCTTCATACATTACATATAACAGAAGCAAATATATTAGATTATTTGATAGTTAAAGAATTATTTCAATCTCCTGATTGGACAACTTGTAAATGGGAAGAATTAATGTTAGAGAATGATATTCCTAATTACCCTAATGTAAAAAATCTAAAAGAAAACTCTTTTGATTTAGAAATAGATGATTATGATAATAAATGTTTACCGTTATTAAAACAGTTTTTATCTGATAATAATTTAGAATATGAAAATTGAATTAGATACTAAAAGATTAATTATTTGGTGGTATAGAGAAGATGGTATGATTTTTCCTTTAGCTAAATTAAATAAACCTGTTGGATTAAGCTTAAAACATTTTGAAAGTTTTATTAACAATTTACAAATTGAAAATAAATGAAAGAAAAATTAAAAAAATTAGTAGAAACCTCTACAATCAAGTTTTGGAATGGTTCTCAAATTAAAAGATGCAGTTTTGGAGATTGGGATATGAAACAATTTCAAGTAAATAAAATTAAATATAAATTTGGAATTGAAATATCTCAAAAATGTAATAATGAAACTAAATTTACACCCGTTTTATATGAATTTAGATTAATAGACTATAAAATAGGTACTTCTTATCAAAATATAGATGGTATTTCAGATTTCTTAAAAATACCAATTTTAGAACTTGAAGAGATATTAGAACCAATGATTAAAAAATCTGCTTTTAGTCAAGAAGAAATTGATAAATCTATTCAAGAATATAGAGATTTTGTTTTAGGATTTAGAAAAGATTTTGCAGGTTTAGAAGATTCTGAATATACAGTAAGTTATATTAAAACTACGGATATAAAGAATTTAATTTAATAATACAACTTAAATTAATAAATAATGAAATTATATTTTATAAAATACAAAGTTTCAAGTTATAGAAAAAGTTATCATATAAAACAAATTAAAGTAGAAGAAAGAACTAAATTATTAGATTTAACCAAATTAGAAGTAAAAAATATTGAAAACTATTTAAAAGAATATGAAGAAAATCATGTTTTTAATAACGAAAGAGTTATTACTAAAATTGAATTAATTAATTTTAACGTTTTATAATGCTTGAATTAAAACATCAAAAAACTAAAACTTTAACAATTAAGGAAAATGGTCGTTCATCAGATTTTGTTATACCCAATCTAATAATGGGGTGTAATGCAGGATGTGCTAATTCTTATTGTTATACTCGTAGATTTGGTAGAAAATATATTTATGTAAATGATAATACAGATGAAATTTTAAATAGAGTTTTAAAACATTCATTAACTTTAGGAAATAAAATACCAAATCAAACTGATGCAAAGTATTGGACTTACGATATTTGCTGTGATACAGATTTAAATTTTCATTGGAAAGATTATGATTGGGATAAAGTGTTAAGATTTTTTACCGATACTCCAAACATAAAAGCTACATTTGCAACTAAATTTGTTAATCAACAATTGTTAAAATACGGAAATGAAAAGTTAAGAATTAGATATAGTTTATCTCCTCAAAATGTATCAAGTGTTTTAGAAAAAAATACTACTAAAATTTCTACTAGAATTAAATCAATTAATGATTTCATTGAAAATTTATGGGATGTTCATATTAATTTTTCTCCAATTGTATATACAAACACTTGGTTACAAGATTATAAATTACTATTTGAAGAAATTAATGATGTAGTAAAATATAAAAATAGAATTTCTTGTGAGGTAATTTTTTGTACTCACAACAAATTTTTACATGATTCAAACTTAGAAAAAGGGTTTACAGAAGCTGAAAGTTTATTATGGAATCCTACTATTCAAGAAAGTAAAATATCTCAATATGGAGGAGATAATGTACGTTATCAATGGCAATTTAAAAATGAATTAATTAATCAATTTAAACAATTACATCAAGAACATTTAAGTTGGTGTAAAATTAGATATATATTTTAATATGAGCTGGATATATAAAAACAAACCTTTTACTGAAGTTCCTGAAGGATTTATTGGATTTACTTACAAGATAACTTGTATATCTCAATCAAGTAAATTTTATGGGTGGACTTACTTTGGAATGAAAAATTTCTTTTCTACTACTACTAAAAAATTAGGTAAAAGGGCAATTGCTGCTTTACCTGATAAACGTATGAGTAAAAAATTAACAACAACTAAAGAATCTAATTGGAGAAACTATAATAGTTCTTCTAAAGAACTTCAAGAATTAATTAAAAAGAATCCAACTCATTTTAAAAAAGAAATTGTAGAATTGTGTAAAACAAAAAAACAAATGAGTTTTAAAGAATTGGAGTTATTAATTAAAAATGATGTTTTGTATGATGATAAAAACTGGAATCAAAATATACTTAGTAAATTTTTTAGAAAAGATGTATTATGAAAAAACAGGCTGAAAAATATGCAAAAAGCATAACCAAAAACGAAACTTATCAAAAGTACTTAATTGATGCTTTTATTGAAGGTTGGAAACAAAGTGGAAATTATAATATTTCTCATTTAGCTAATGCTTTTAATTTAGGAATAGATATTGCAAATGATAGTAAATCTTATAATCAAGAATTTAATAAATTTATATCAAATTGAAATGAAAAAAGAACTAACAATTGAACAATATGAAACATATTGTGAAGAATTATTAAATAAGTTTAAACAAGATCCTTTATTTGAGTTAAAACAAGAATTTGGAATGATGTTATTTAAGCATATTGATGATTTTACTCCACAAGAATTAGAAAGATATAATGAACTTAAAGAACTATTAAAACATGAAACAATTTGAATACACAGTAGATGCAATCTGGACAAATGACCCTTTAGAAGTAAAAAAGTATTTAGATGAATGGGGTTTAAAAGGTTGGGAATGTTTTTATATTGAAGTAAATAATAATTTAATAGATAAATATAGAAATATATTTTTAAAAAAAGAAATCAAAAATGAATAAATTAGAAGCAATAGAAATTTTACTTGATTGTGATAAAGAAACAGTAATTGACGATACTTGGTGGGATTATTTTATGGAAGATCCTTCATATTACAATGCTATGATTTGTTTATCTGAAATGAATAGTTATAAAGAAATCTTGGATAAATATGAAGGTTTTTATATTAGAGAGTTTTTATGTGAAGTTTTAAATTTTGAATATGAAGTAAAAAGTTTTTAATAATAAATTAGATGAAAAAATAAAAGAAATGGTTTTATGAATAATATAACAAAACACATTGAAGAATCAGTATATGATTATGATAAAAAATGGGGTAGTGTTTCAGAAAGAAGAAAACATTTAAAGGAATTGACATCTGTTATATTTTCAGAAGTATTTAATATTTGTTGGAAATATACAGATAATGAAACATTATTTTTTATAATGAGAGATATAGATAAAATAAAAGAAGAAAATCAATTACCTTAAACAAAAAATTATGCTTTATACATTAGAAACATTAGAAAAAAAATTACAAGAGTTAGAACTTTTACTTTCTAACATTACACAAAATACAAATAAAGATCCTTATGGATTATCAAATGATATTGCAGAGTTAACAAATTTACATTCATCTTCTGTCAATTTAATGACTTCTGCTGAATATCATTATCATTTAAATATTAAAGATAAGCAAGAAAGAGGTGCTAAATGCAGAGCTTTAAAATTAATGAGTGAAAGATTAAATAACTCAATTGGAAAAGCAATAGAATCTTATAGAAGCATGTTAAGTTTTGAAAAATTAGATTATCAACATCAAACTAAAAATGGATAAAGTAAATAAGTATGAAAATAGTTAATTATCAAATAGCTAAAAAGTTACATAATTTAGGATTTATAGATACTATTTCATGTATTGGAGGTAAAAATTATTATAATTATAAAGGAGTTTTAAATGGAGATTGTAAAGATGAATTAAAAGAATATTTTAAATCTAAAAGAGAAAATAGAGAAATAAATCCTATTTTTTCTAATATTTCTGCTCCATTATTTCAAGATGTTTTAGATTGGTTACGTAATAAATATTTTATAAATATTAAAATAGAATATTTATGTTCTTCAAATGAAATATTAGCATTAGTAGGAGTTATTGATTTTATGATAAATAAATTTGAAAAACCAGATATTCATATTAATTCTACTTCTTTAGATTATTATGAAGTATTAACAGAAACTATTAATGAAACTTTAGATATTATAGAAGATGAAAAATAAAATTTGGAAAGAAGTAAGTTTTGTTAATCATACAGAACAAAAAATTATAATTCAACCAACTCCAGAATATGATGGAATTACTTTATGTTTTGGAGATTTAGATGATAAAAACTATTCTGAATTACTCTATATCAATAAAGAAGAATTACCATTTATTATAGAAGAATTAGAGCAAATGATGGAATATATTAAAAATTGATTTAAATTTATCATTAAAAAATTAAAACAAACAAAACATGATTTTACAAGTAGATAATACAATAGATACTTTTTCTATTGGAAATAGTAATACAATTAAAGGTACAATTGATACAAATAAAGTTGGAAAAATGTTTCAACTTTTAAGTAATCTTTATAGTGATAAAGAAAGCATTGTTTTGCAAGAAATTACTGCTAATGCACAAGATTCTTATAAAAGAATAAATAAAGAAGGAGAGGTTTTAATTAAGTTTGATTCTTCAGATAGAAGTTTACATATTATTGATAAAGCAGAGGGTATTTCTCCTTATGTATTTGAAAACTATATTACTAAATTAGGAAGTTCAAGTAAAGAAAATGAAGATACTTCAGCAGGAATGTTAGGAATTGGTTTCTTTTCAGGATGGTGTATTACTAATTGTATTTATTTAACAACTGTATCTAATGGTAAAAGGTACATTTATACATGTACTAAAAGAGATTATGAAGAACCAGAATTTAATCTTTTATTAGAAGAAGATACAGAAGAAGAAAATGGAACTGATTACTGGTTTTATTTACCTAAATCTTTATACTCATATAAAGATACTGAAAAAGAAAAGTTTGAAAAAGCTCTTAATAAGTTAAGATATTTTTACAATGTAACTGTTGAAGGTTTAAACTTTAAAAATGATTATAAAATTTATCAAGGTAAAACTTTTATATTTAATGAAGATTATTGTAAAAATTTATATGATAAAGATTATAAAGAGTTAGAAATTTGTTTTGGTAATACTCCTTATCCTATTAATTGGGATAAAATTGAAATGAGTAAAATAACTTTACCTGTTGCTTTAAAATTTGAATTAAATGAACCTTTGATGATTTTACCTTCAAGAGAAGCTTTAGGTTGGAATAATACTACAATTGAATGTGTTAAAAATAAAATCTTAGATTTTGTTAAAGAAATTTCAGAAATTTACAATCAACAAAATCAACCATTCGATAATATATTAGATTATTTAAAAGCAAAAGATAACTATCAAAAAGTTAAAATAGGAGATACTTTAATAAATATTTCAAGTTTAAAATTAAAATCTAATATTACTTATTCTAAAATTCAACATTTAGATTTAAAAGTACCTGTTAAAATTGATGATATTTTTCCGCTTTTTGCATTTAAATGGAATAAAGATTATAATAAAAAGTATAAACCTTCTCTTTATGATAATAAATATTTTTATTATTCTGAACAAGGTTTAAAAAAAAATAAAACATCACAAATTAGGTATGATTGTATTGTTCAACCTGTACAACATGATTTAGAATATTCTTTATATTACAGATATTTTTTTGATTGTTACAATCATCTTTTACCAAATAAAAACTTACCTGAAAATGCAGATGAACAAATAAATGAATTTTACAAATATGTAAATGAAGATTTAAAAGAAAGATTTTTAGATTATGATTCTATTATTCCAGCTAAAAGAATTGTAAATGTTGTAAAAAGAACCAATCAAATATATATTGCTGCTTTTAATGGAGATACAAAAAAAGAAGATTATAATATTAATAGATTTATCTCTCCTAAATATCTTTTTATAACTGATAATAAAGATGAATATAATAGAATACTTAATTACACAAGACCTTTTATTAAAAAAACAAAAGATGGAAAATGTAATATTATTGATGTAATTTATACAGCTAAAAAATATCATCATCTTTTTGATAGTTGTAATATTATTACTTTAGAAGAATGGTTTAAATCTGATATGTTTATAAGTGCTTTTAGAAGAAATATTCAACATTTTAATTTTGATAAAATACATTCTCATTATTTTTTTAATTGGTTAAAAGTTTATAATAAAAGGTTATATTATATTTATAAAAATGGTAATAATAGTTTTAATTATTATTATCCTATTATACAAAAAGGATTAGAATTAAATATACCTTATATTGATAATTATAAAGAATTAAGAGAAGTTAAAGAAGTTTATAATTTAAAAACAGAAACCGATGAAATGTATAAGAGAAAAAAAATTATTGAATTTCTACGTAGTAAATTAGAACGATGCAAGAAAAAGTAAGAAAAGAACTTTTACAAAAAGCTTATTTATTATGTGAAAAAGCTGTTCAGCAAAAAAACATAAAAGAAGTTTTAAAACAAATGGATATTATTAAAAATTTAAAAAAATAATTATGTTAACTATCAATGTTATTGGAAAAAATTGTAATGTAAAGATTGATGATACTCTTTACACAATTGTAGTAGATGATACTTTTAACTTGAAAAAACTTCAAGATTTAGCTATTAAATACTACTATAATTTAAACGAAAGTAAGAATTATTTTAATGAAGCTGGAGAACACAATACAGCAGAAAAAAGAGCTTCTTTTAAAAATACTGCAAATTCTTATAAAGAAAGAATCAAAAAAATGATTTTTGAAGAATTAGAAAGAAGAAAAAAAGTAAAAGAAAAAGCAGTATTTGAAAAAAAATTAGAGAAAAGAAAATTAAAAGAAGAAGAATATAAACTTAAACAAGTTACTATTCAAAAAAAGAAAACTTTTAGTAAATTTACTGATTTGGAAGTAAAAGGAGATAATGTTTATTTAAAAGGTTTAGATTTTATTTTACCAGCTACATTTTTGGAAGTTTTGTTAAAAGCTGAAAATCCAAAACCTTATATTAACTTTATGTATAATTTAAGTTCTAATCCAAATGAAGATGTGCGTAATAAAATATTCTCTTGGGTTCACTCAAAAGGATTTAAAATTACTGAAAATGGTTATATTTATGCAGTAAGATGGGTTGTTAAAAAGAATGATATTTCTGAACTTATTCAATTTGTTCATTCTGAATATACTAAAAAGAAAATTCAAAAGAAATCTCCTAAAAATTATTCAGTACATCATGGTTTAACTTACACTATTATTGAAAATTCAAAAATAGATAAATTAAAATCTTATTTTCCAGATGCTGAAATTGTTGGTAATCTTTATGATTTATTTCATAGTAAAAAAGATTTAGAATTTACAGATCAACATACTAAAACATTTACCATCAAATTAGGTGAAGTTGTAAGTATAAATCGTAAAGATTGTGATGAATCTAATGCTCAATGTAGTGCTGGATTACACATGACCACTATTCAAGATGTATTTAATATTAATTTTGGAAATCAAATTATTGGGTGTTTAGTTAATCCAAAAGATATAGTATCAATGCCAAGAGATTCATATCGTAAATTTAGATGTTGTGAATATTATCCATTAAATCTTTTAGATGAAAGTGGAATTGAAGAATTGAAAAATTCTGATTTAGTAATTGATGATACTGATTATGAATTGATTAATATTCAAAAAGTGTTTGAGGATTTATCTGGTAAAAAAGATTTGTATAAAATAACAGATAGTAAAGAAAAACTTAAACAAATTAAAAAAAAGCTTCAATCATATAAAGTAAAACCAACTGAAGTTGAAAAATATACTTATAGTAATCGTTTAATTAAACTTTAATTCTTATACTCCTATCAGAAATGGTAGGAGTTTTATTTTTTATGATAACATTACAACAAGCAACAGAATGGTTGCAAGAATATTTTCAAATTAATAAAATGTATTTTCCTTTTGAAGAAATTATAGATAATTATTCTTATTGGGAAAATGAAGTTTGTAATTGGTATTTAGATACTTATTTAGATAAATGTAGATTAATAGTAGATTATAATCATCTTTATAAAAATAAATTTTATAATTTTATAATTCCTGATACAAAAGAAGAATTTTTTACAGTTTTAAATATTTTAGAAAAATGAAAGTAAGTGAAAAAAAGTTAGATTTAGTAGATAAAATTATTAATGATTGGAAATCAAATATTTACGAATATGAAGAAGTTATATTTGATTGTGTTCGTGAATTACTTCAAACAAAAACAATAACTTTTTTAGAAGATTTGTATGGTGTGGAAAATGATGATTAGTTTATTTTTATTATCAAATTTATGTAATGCTCAAACATATATAATTGATCATATAAAAGTAGCAAACGAAAATAAAATCTATTTTGAAAAAGATTTAGATTTAAAAATAGTACACGAAAAAGAATATATAAAATTTTATAAAATAGAAGTAGATACTTTTATTCATGTTACAAGAGATATTTTATATCAAACTTATAAATCTACTAAACCTAGTTATATATTTGGTAAAGTAAGATTTATTTGTTGGGATGAAAATTATGAGTTACAATTTCTTGAAATAACTGATAGAAATATTGTAGAAAAATTTATAGGATTCACAAAAATATATCATATTAAAACAATTTATAAATGAAAAAATTTAACAATTTAGTATCTAAAGATTTTTTATTAAATCAACCTGTACCATTAGATACAAGAACATATAAAGCTTTTGAAAATAAAGCAATTATTGAAAATACATTAGAAGGAATTGAAAGATCTGGATTTAAATTAAAAAATGAATTATATTATGCTAATAGCAAAGGAACTCAATGTTTAGGAAGATATGGTATTGAATTAACTGATTCTAAAATAGGAGTTCAAATTGCTTTTCATAACTCTTATGATAAAGTTTTAAGTTTAAAATATGCTGTTGGAGAAGTAGTATTTATATGCACAAACGGTTCTGTAAGTGGTTCAGACGGTTCTTTTAAATCAAAACACTCTGGAGATATTCAATTAATTACTCCTGTTAAAATGGAAGAATTTATTCATAAGTCTGCTGATAAATTTGAAAATATTTTAAAAAGAAAAAATAGATTTCAAGAAATTGAAATTTCTAAAAAAACTTGTGCAGAATTAATTGGAAGAATGTTTATTGAAGAAGATATTATTAATACTACTCAATTAAGTATAATTAAAAAAGAAATTGAAAATCCTTCTTTTAATTACGATGTAGATAATACTCTTTGGAATTTTTGGAATCATTGCACTTATGCTATGCAAGAAACTCATCCTAAAGATTATATTGATAAAAGTTTAAAATTGTATAATTTGTTTGAAGAAGAATTTGCTTAATTAAATATTTTATTTTATTTTTGTGAGATAAAATAAAATAAAATAAAATATGATTTTAAGAAAATGTTGGGTATGCAAAAATGAATTAGAATTAAATTCTGACAATTTTTACAAAGATAAACATGATTCACAATTATTTCAAAAATCTTGTAAAAATTGTCAGAAAAAAAGAAATGTTAAATATAATCAAGAACATTTAGATTATTTTAAATATAAAGGAAAAGAAGCATATCAAAAAAAGTTAGAAACTATAGAAAATTACAATAAAAATAGATATTCTAAAAATAGAGAAAAATATTTAGATAGAAAATTTAATTATGAAAGAACTATTAAAGGTAAATTAAAAAATTTATTAAATTCAGCTAAAACAAGAGCAAAAAAACACAACTTAGATTTTGATATTGATTTAGAGTATTTAATTGAATTATATAATAAAAATAATGGATGTTGTAGTTTAACTAACATTGAATTTGATATTTCTAAAAAAGATAAACGTTATGAAAAATCATTTTTTTATCCTACAGCAATGTCTATAGATAAAATAAATTCTTTAAAAGGTTATACAAAAGATAATGTAAGATTGGTAATTACTGCAATGAATTTAGCTTTAAATGAATTTGGTACAGATTTTTTTGAAAATATGATATGTAGTTATATTATACATAATCAAGATAAAGAAATATTTAAACACTTTTAATATGAAATTATTAAATAGTAATTATAAATTAAAAAAAGCACTAAATAAAGGAATAATGCAAATGGGAGTAGAAATGCTCCCATTTACTTTTGGTGGGGGAGAAAACCTTTGTAAATATGCAAATAAAAGTTGTATTGATGTTTGTGTTCAACAAGCTGGACATAGTTCTATTCCAGCAGTTTATAATACAAGATTAAAACGAACTCAATTATTTAATAAAGATAATGTAGAATTTTTAAGATTGTTAGTAAACGAAATAAATTATTATTCTGGAATTTATTCTAATTTAACTATTAGACCAAATGTATTTTCAGAAATTCAATGGAAAGATATTTATTATGAAGGTAAAAATTTATTTCAATGGTGTGAAAATGTAACATTTTTGGATTATGTCAAAAATCCTAAATCAGTATATTTAAATATTCCTAATTATTTTACATTGTATTCTGGACAAATAAATACTAAACATATATGGTTAAAATTACTTAAAGATTCTAAACCAGTTGCTTTAGTGTTTAATAAAGTTCCAGAAGAGTATGAGGGTTTTAAAGTAGTAAATGGAGATGAAGATGATTACATTATTAAATATAAAAATCAATCTGTAATTGTTGGTTTAAAATATAAACAAGTAATTAAAAAAGGAGTTAAAAATTCAGAATTATTAAAAAATAATAAATTAGTTATACAATTATGAATCTTTCAGGAAATACAAAACAAGAAAAAGAAATGTATAAATTAATCCATGATACAAATACTTCTTTAGCAAAATTTAATAAATGTATTGTAAAATTGAATGATTAGCTTATTTCAGATTCAAAAGAAAAAAATAATGATACAATTGTATTTATATTAAACGAACATTTTAAAGATGTATTAAAAGAACTTAAACTTTCTATTGATACCTATTATTTAGAATTTAAAAAAGATTTTAAAGAAGAAAATTAAAATAATTATGAAAGAAAACAATAAATTATTAGCAGATTTTCTTGGATTAGAAACTACTGTACATAATGGAAATTTATTTCTTACACAAGATGGATTGTTGGATTTACAATATGATGAAATATGGAATCCAGATACTAACTGGAATCAATTAATGCAAGTTGTTCATAAAATAAGAAGTATAGATTTTTGTACTGATTTCAACATAAATATAAATGGAGATTGTAAAATAGAATGTCATTTTGATATGGAATTTGAAACTTATTGTGATAATAAAATAAATACTCAATTAGCTGTTTATTATTGTTGTGTAAGTTTTGTTAAATGGTATAATGAAAATATAAATGGAAAGAATTTTAATTAAAAGAACTAAAAGAGATTTAGAAGGTAAAGAAGATTTAAGTTTTTATAGAATTGAGTTACAATACTACTATGAATGTTTTAGAAAGTTTTTTGAAGATAAAGAAAAACTTAAATATAATCAGTTTGAAAAAGTAGAAATTGTAGATAAAAAAGTTAATGAGATGTATGAAAAATGGGAAAATATAAATATTTATAAAAAATGAAAATATGAAAGAGTTGGTTGAAGATATATTTCAAGAATTAGAAATTATAGTAATGCAAAATGAAGATGATTTTGATAGAGGAAAAGGTAAATATTATATTTGGGAATTTTTAAAAGAGAAAGAAAAATATTTAAAACAAATAGAAAATGAAAATAAAATTAGAATTAGAAATAACTCTTAATAATAACGAAACATTTACAGAAACAGAATTAGAAGATTTTGGTAATGAGGTTGCTTACTTTTTACCTTCTGTTATTTTTACTGAAAACTATGATTTTATAATTAAAGAAACTAAATGTACTACTATCAAACAGATTTAATAACTGATTTCTGGGAAGTTCCTCTTTACATTTGTAAAAGAGGACTTTCTTCGGGTTTAATATTAGTTGAACCATTATCCAAGAAAATGCAAACAATACCTAACTTTTTGTTAGAAGATTATATTAATGAAGATGATTCAGATTATAAAAAAGTATTTATTCCAAAAGAAAATGAACTTTACACAATATCAGAGTATGAAACTCGTTTATTATGTAGATTTCATTATTCTTGGTTTAATATTTTAAGAGATTATTTAATTTCTGATAAGTTTAAGAATACAATTCAAGCTACAATTAATGAAAGAAAAACTTCAGAAGTATTTCCAGAACCTACTCAAATCTTTTCAGCTTTTTTAACAGATTATCATTCAATTAAATGTTTATGGTTAGGATTATCTCCTTATTTTACTAAACAGAATGGAATTAATGATGCTAATGGGTTCTGCTTTTCTACTTATAATAAAAATAAAACTGCAAGTTTGAATATTCTTCAAGAAGGAATAAGAAAAGATATGAAATATGGGTTTAATTGGATTTTAAGAAACGATTTATTACATTTGAATCAACAAGGTGTAATGTTATTAAACTCTGCTCTAACAACCACTTCTGATGCAAATTCTCATATTCTTTTATGGAAAGAATTTATTCAACTTGTAATTGATAAATTAGATGTTCCTGTGATTGCTTTTGGAAAAGTAGCACAGTCTTTTCAATTTAAAAATAAGGTTTGGAATGTTAATCATCCTGCTTTTTATGCTTATAAAAAGATTGAACCAAATTATACATGTTTTTCAGAATTAAATGAAATAATTAAAATTGAATATTAAAATGTTAGAAATAAAAATAAATCAAAATGATTTTTCAAAGTTTTTAAAATCATTAATTGGAGGAAGATTTGCTAATTATCAAGAATTAGAAAAAATTGTTTATGAAAGAACTAAATTAAAAGCTGTTTTTGGAGAAATTCAAAATCATTCAGATACAGATGATTTTACTTGGAATTGGTTTTGTAATGTAAATGGAGTAGATTTATTTTACGTAGAATTATACTACATTTTAGATAATAAAGAAAATATTTATATAACAGATTATATTTGTGAATTTTATAAATGATGAAAATTGAAATATGTAAATCCTGTGAAGGAATTGGTAAAAAAGAAATAAGAAATAATTATGGAGATTATGAAGATGAAACTTGTAAAAATTGTAAAGGTACAGGTAGATTAGAAATACAATCTTATAATTTTGAATTTGCTTATACTGAAGATATGAAAATTAGAAAAATAAGAAATGATTTTAATAGAGTAATTATTGAAGCTTATAGAACAATAAAAAATAAATAAAATGAAATGTTATAAGATTTTACATACTCCAAGTGGTAAATATTTATCAAAACAAAGAAATCCTGTAAGATATTATTTGACAGATAGAGGAACTACTTGGAAAGTTAAAATAAATTTAGATAATTTTATTAATCATTTTACTATTAAAGATTTAAAACATATTGAAATATGAAAATTATTAAATTATCAAATGATATTTTTAAACATACTAAACCTTTAGAAGATAAAGAATTAGAAATATTAAATAAAACATTTAAAAGATTATTAAAGAAAACTCCTACAAAAATATGAAAGTAATTGTAACAGATATAAGTACATCAGATGTAATTGTTTATACTTTAAATGAAGATTATTTTAATTATAAAAAAGAAGATGAAGATGAATCAGAAGTAATAGAAAATGTTATTTCTAAATATCATAAATTAGGAAATGTGAGTTGGATGCAATTAGAAGATGATTTTAAAATAGAATTTAAAAATATATGAATTATCAAATTATAAAAGATGAAACTTTATTAAAAAAGTTTATAGAATGGTTGCCAGAATTAAAATCAAATGAAATTTACTATGTTTGTTTATTTTGCAGATCAAAATATTGCAAAGATGAGAAAGGTAATAATTTGTTTCCTCACATTAGAACTGATAAATCTCAATTAAAAAGATTTACTTCTGATAAAAAATTTTTATTTCAAAAAATTAAACAATTAGAGTGTGAATTTGGAAGTTATAAATATAGAGAAGTAGATGTTCCACAAGAAGCTTTAGCTTTATATATTACAGTAAATCCAAGAAGTTTAGAAATTGCTGCTAAAAATTCTTTAATAAAATTAGCTCAATTAGTTACTAAAACTTATGATGGTTATAATCCTCATCAAGAAATAATGAGTGAAATACAAAGAGCTAAAAGTAGAACTTGTTATGTAGATTTTGATTTAGATTCTAAAAATGATTTAATTTCAGATTTACACATTTGGATTAAAGAAAGTTGTGGAAAAACAGTAGATTATAAAATTTTAGAATCAAGAGGAGGATTTCATTTATTGATAAATCCTGATTCAGTAGAAGAACAATATAAAAAAAGTTGGTATAATAAATTAAAAAAGAATCCTGCTATAGATCAAATTGGAGATATGATGATCCCTGTTATTGGTTGTACGCAAGGTGACTTTATACCTAAGTTTGTATGAATTATAGAAAAGTAATATTAACAAAATTAAAACAAAAAAATCTTGAAATTTCATCAAATTTATTAGATAGATATTACTACTTTTGGAAAGAAGAAACTAATTATAAATTTAGTAAATTTGATGGATTTCTTGATTTTATTGAATATGAAGAAGTATTTGAAGATTTTTGTAAAAAACTTAAAAAATATATGAAAGATGATGGATTATAAAGCAATTATAGGAATTATAGTAATTCTAACAGGAATTATTATTGAGGTAATATATTCACCAAGATTAGAATTTACAAATAAAAATATCTTATTATTTTACACAATACCTTTTACTAATAAAAGAGTTTATAAAATATTAAAATGAAAACAATTAAAATAGTTTTTAAATTAACAGATGAAGAATTAACAATTTTAAACTTATTTAAATATAAAAAATATATAAATGAAGATGATTTAAAAGCTAATTCTAAAATATTAAACAGTTTATATGAAAAAGATTTATTAGATTACGAACTTAATCAATTTTCTGATAGAATATATTCATTAAATTTTAATTTTAATCAAATAGAATTTTAAATGGGTTATTATAAAACAACAAAAGAATTTATATTTACGCAATTAACAAATCCAAATATAAAAAATGAACAAACCTTATCCAATTGATGGTTTAGAACAGGATGTTACTTATGCAAGAAAGATACTATGCGTACTTAAAAATAATACAAAACTTGTTAAGTTTACTAAAAGAAAAATGAATAAAAGATTTAGAAAACAAAATAAACAATATGAATTATAAAGAGTTAAGATTAGGTAATTTAGTAAATGATAAACGTCAACCTCCTTATAGTCCTGTTATTTATCATCCTTCTATTGTAGAATATGAAATTACCTTTAGAACTGCTTGTGTTTCAAATTTAAAAACAGGTGAAAAATCTAAAAGATATGAAGATTCTTTAACACCTATAGAATTAACAGAAGAATGGTTATTAAAATTAGGTTTTAAACCATTTGGAAAAGATTTTATTAAAAAAGGAATTGTAATTCATAAAAGAAAAAAAGGTTGGGTTTTAAGAAAAACTGTACCTATTATTAAAAGTGTACATCAATTGCAGAATTTATTTTATTGTTTAACAGGAGAAGAATTAGAATTAATAGATGAAAATAGATAAAACAAAACCAATTGTAAGTTTCGATTTCGACAATACTTTTTCTACAAAAGTAGTTCAAGATTTTTACTATAAAATTAAAGATAAAGTAAATTTTGTAATTTTAACAAGAAGGTACGATGAACTTCATAAACATTTATGGGAGAGTAATCCTACAAATAAAGAACTATGGGATTTAATTGATTCTTGGAGAATACCAAAAGAAAATGTATTTTTTACTAATTTTCAATACAAATATCATTTTTTAAAAGATACATTTGTACTTTTACATTTAGATGATGATTGGAATGAAATTCATTATATAAATACACATACTTCTACTAAAGGAATTTGCACAATGGAAACTAATTGGAAAAATAGAATTTTAACTTATATTGATTTATGGAAATCACCATTGGAATTTTAGTTATAGCAGGAATAGCTTGTTATTATTTTTTTAAAGAAATGAAAAAAGATTTTAAAAAAGAACTTGAAGATATAAACAATGAACATAATATTAGTTGAAGATTTAATTAAAGTACTTGAAAAAAGTAATCCTAAAGCAATAGTTTGTAAACCATTTAATTTTGAATACATTCCAATAGATATAGTATATGAAGTTATAAATGGAGAATATACGGATTCAGTTGAAGAAAAACATAAAGCAGATTTACTAATTATAAAATAAAATGATAAAATTATTTAACAAAGTTTGTAATTACATTTCAGATTTGTATTACAGTATATTTTTAATTGATAATGAGTAAGTTAAATTATGTTTACTTAGGAACTTTACCTAACTTTGTAATCAAAGAAGAAAACTTTGAGAAAGTAAAAGGTAAAGTTCTTACTTGTTTAATAATACTTACAGGTTTAAAAACTTGGAAAAGTATTTTAGAAAAATGGAATGGTTTTAGTTTACATGAATTAATATATTTGGAATATGAATGGTGAAATAATTTGTATTGATAGTAACTTTACTCCAGATCAATTAATGTTTTGGAAAGAACATGGTGTAATTACACCAGAACAAGATAAAATTTATAATGTAAGGGATATTATCACTCATATAGATAATGCAGGTACAGGAGTTCTTTTAGAAGAAATTGTTAATCCTAATGTACCAGTTCAAACTTCTTTTGGTGTCATTGAACGTGAAGTTTCTTGGAATTTGAATCGCTTTAGAACTCTACAAGGATTACCTTTAAAAAAAGAAGAAATAAAAATTAAACAAACAAATTATACAGAAATTTAATTATTATGAATTTAGAAACATTTAATTTAACAGTAGTACCAACTTTAGGTAAATATAAAGTAACAGAAAAAGGATTTTATATGAAATTTAGATTACAATCTATTTACAAAACAGAATTTCCTTTTAATAATGAGTATGAAAGATATTTTGTAATTGAAGATAATGTTTATCAGCTTTCTGATAGTGCTAAAATAGATGTTAATCAAGCGTTTAAACAAGAATTTGATTGTAATGATATTGTATTTAGAAAAAATGACAGAACTACTTTTGTAAATGTTCCTTTTGAAAGATTTATATTAGTAAATGAACAAGTTACTGAAAATTTAATTGTAGTTGATAAAGATAGAAGTTCTGAAATTATTGTAAAAGAATTAAATGATTGGTATGAAAAAGCTTTTGAAAGTAATATTGATCCAAAAGTTGAACAAACTTTAGAAGATATTGAAGATAAATTACAACATGAAAGAATAATGAGAGAAGCTAAAAATATGGTAGATAATTCATTAGAAACAACACAAGATTTTCAAGATTTTATTAAAGGAAGATTAAACTATATTGAAAATACACTTATAACAAAAGGTAAGGAATATACAGACGTAAACTGGTTAGATAATTTTGAAGAAGCTTGTAAATTTAAAGGATTGGAAATCAATAGTGAGAACCTTATTAAAGTTCTTGATGGATATAGGTTAAAACATCAAATTAGTATTAATAAACTTCAAAAAGATATTGCTAATGGTAAATCAGTAAGTGTTGATTTAATTAATGAAAAGTATGGAGATTTAATGAATTATAATCTTTTAGAACAAGCAATTATTTTAAAATATAATCATATTAATAAAATTAGTTTTTAATGGATAAAATAAAAGAATATGCAATGAAAGGAATATCAATAGCAATAGCTTATGATATTCATTGTTTTTATTATTCACAACCTACTTGGTATTATATAGTAGGTTGTGGAAATGATACAGATTTAAGTTATGGATATGATAGTTTTGATGAAGCTTTGGAAGAAGCTTATCCTATTGCAGACTGGTATTTAAATGATAATAGTTAATAAAACAAAATGAAAACTTATTTAACAACATTAGGAGTATTAGAAGGTATTTTGTTTATAGCAGTATTTTTATTTGCTTGTTGGGGAGTTTATCTTGAATATAAAATAGGAAAACAACGTAAATGGAAATATAAATTTGGTTATTATTTAAATAAGGTAATGTTAGATACAGATTTAATTTCAGTTTATTTTATTGGAGTATTTATTACTTTATGCTTATCTATTCCAGTAACTTGGTTTGTATTTATTTTTAAGTTAGGTGAAAAATTATTAGATAAATTATGATAGTAAAAACACTTGAAGAAATAATTGAAGAAATTGATGAAGATTATATTTTCAATTCTTCTTTTAAACCTAAATTATTTGCTTTAGAAGTAGCTAAAACAATTAGAAAATTAACATTAGAAGAATGTGCTGCTGTATCTGAAATAGATATAATAGATTGGGAATGTGAAGGAAATGCTACTACACCCATTTATGGAGTAGATTCAGATTCAATATTAAATTTAGATTTAAATAAAATACAAACATGGTGAAAACATTTGAAGAATTAATTGAAGAAAAATTTAAAAATGAACAAAATTATAGTTTAACTTCAGGTGATTTATATGATATAAAAACATTTTGTTTAGAACTATTGAAACTTGTACGATCTCAAACTCTGATTGAAGCATCAAATAAAGCAGATGCTGATTATATATTTATTAAAGATGTAGATGGAGCAGATGATATAGAAGTTTATGTTTTAAAAGAATCAATTTTAGGATTAGATAAAAATTCAATAGAAATATGAGAAAAAAAGTTTTAGTTACTTATTCTGTAAAATATTGTAAAGAAATAGAATTAGAAGTTGATGAAGAAACAAATGAATTATTAGAAAAAGGAACTGTGATTGGTTACGCAAATTACGATAGTAATTTTTTAGATTTAGAAAAACAACCTGAAATTTCTGATTTACCAATTCCTCATTTATTACCAATTGGTGATAATGAATTTAAAATAGTTGAATATATAGATGGTAGTTTTGATGTTGAATCATTTGAAATAGATATAAGATGAAAAATTGTGATTATATTTTAGTAACAATAAATGATTATGGTTTTTGCACATTTAAACCATATTATAAAAAAGATTTAGAAAAGTGGCTTATTGAAGCAGAAGTTAAAAAAGAAGAGTGTTTATTTTTAGAAGATTTTGAAGAATTTAATTCTGAACACGTTAGAAATCAAAAATATATTATCATAAAAGGTGAAATTATTTTACCTAAAGAAGAAAAAATTATAACTAAATTAACATTATGAAAGTATTTGAAAATACAGTAGAATGGTTGGAAGAAGCAAATCCTCCAATGGTAGAAATTAAAGATATTAAAAAATGGATAATTGAAGAATTAGAAGAATTTGAAGAAGCATTAGCTAATAAAGATGAACAAGAAATGTATGATGCAATTGCAGATGCTTCTATTTTTTTAGGAAATATTCCATATTTTTATAAACTTGATATTGATAAATTAAAAGTTGTTTCGGAAGCAGTTAATCTTTCAAATTGGACTAAATTTTGTGCAACTGAACAAGAAGCAATAGATACAGTAGAAGCTTACGCAAATGGAACTCATCCTAACAAATTAGGTGAAAAAATTAAAACTTATTACACACAAGGTAAAAATTCTTGGGTAGTTAAAAAGTTATCTGATAACAAAATTATGAAATCAATTAATTTTAAAGATACAAATCAATTTTTATGATAATAAAATTAAGTACAAAACAATTAGAAGAAATAATTAAACTTTCTGCTAAAGCATTTAAAAATAATATTGATAAATCAGAATCAGAATTTATTAAAAACGCAAAAAAAGAGGTAGCTGAATATTTACAGCTACCTGATTTATTTAATTGTAAATGATTTAAAGGGAGATTAAGTTCTCCCTTTTTTATATATTAATACCTTTATTTTGAGTAAATCCATAATTCATAGAAGCACTGCCTAATTTTAAAGCATTATCAAAATTACCTTTAATTACTAAATTTATAGAAGTATTATTTAATGAATCAAAAGTAATATAACCTATATAATGACCTGTTTCTAAATTATAAGCAGATACTTTTCCTATTGTATTATTTGAAGAATCTGTAATCTCTAAATCTGTATATCCTCCTACATTACCTGAAAGATAAAAGTGAACCGCAACAGTATAAATAGTATTTGTAATAGTAGAAACTGTATATTTTACACCTACTACTCCAGAACCACCAGTTCTATAAACAAAATAATAATAATTACTTTTAGATATTTTATTTAAAGGAAAATTGTTATTAGTATAAGGACCATCTATATTTGAATCAAATGTACTACCTCCTTCAGAAAAAGAAGTCCATCCAGTAGAAGTACTATCACTAAAATTGTATTTAGTTATTAAATTTGAAGAAGCTAATTTAGTTAAACTTAATACTCCATCAGATTTCAATTTTTCTATATATCCACCTTTACTTATTATTAAACTTTTAGTTTGTTCATATAAATTTTCTCCTCTTATTTTTCCAAAAGATGTTAAAGTTATTTTATCAACTATATTTTCTGATATAATAAATCCTCTTGAATCTTGTAAAGTTCTTGATTGAGAATCAATAATAATTTCCGAATTATTACCATAAATTTTATTATTATTTAAAGTAATTCCAGAAATATAATCATCTGTAATTTCATATTTTATTCTTATTTTACCCCCAGAACCTGTTAAATTATTAGTAATATAACTTGTATTTGCAGCACTAATATCAATTAAATATCCTGTTGTACTTGAAATAGCTTCAAACATATTTTGATTAATATATATATTTCCATTAGGGATACCATTAGATATAGTATTTCCTAAGTTTTGATATTTAACCACAATACCTGTTGTAAAAGTATGAAAGTGATTATTATATACTCTAACATCATTACACCAATCAGATAATACAATACCTATAGTAGAACCATGAAAATCACAGTTTTCTATTTTACCTAAAAAACTACCCGAAAAATATACACCAGTTTGTAAATTTTCACCAAATAAACAACTATCTATTGTTGTTTGTAAAATACCAATTACAGAACCAGTTCTTGTTAAAGAACCAGCAAATAAACCATATTTAGGAGAATAACCTGAAAACCCTCTTACGTTAATATGTTTAAAACTACCATAAGAAGCAGATTCTCGAAAATAAAAAACAGGTTTATCATTTAGTTTTGCATAAATGTTTGCTGTAGAATATCCTAAATAAGAAGATTCAACACCATATATATTTTGTAAAACATTTGTTATATTAATCGTATCAGTTAAAATATAAGCTCCAGGAGGAATTAAAACATTAGTATAAGTATCAATAGCTTTTTGGAAACTAACTGTATCATCATTTACATTATCACCTTTAGCTCCAAACCATCTTACAGATACTTCTTTATCATAAATTCTTTTCCATCTGCCAGTTGCTACACTAGTTACTTGAAATATAGTACCTCCATTATCTGTTTCTGTAGAAGTATTATTCCAATAAAAAGAACCACCACCACCATCTCCTTCGGTATAATAACCTAACACTTCAACAACAGATTCTGGTGTACCTTTTCTTGTTTTTAATTCTGCAATATTTTTTACTTTTATAGTATTCATTATTTAATAATTAAATAGTTAAACTTAATTTTTTGTCCTACTGGAGGTTGTACATCATATACTACTAAAATTCCATTACCTACTGATACTTTTGAAATATAATCTGAATAATAACCTCCTCCAACTGAATTTTCAATTTGTGTTAATTGAAAATGAGAAATAGTAGTTGTTGTATATGGAATTAAATATTCAAATTGACCTAAAACTCCTGTAATTTCATAACTTCCATAATTAATTCCTAAAATAGAAGGTGTTGGATTTGTATATGTAGGTATTCCTCCTACAATAGTTAATAATTGTCCAGAAGAACCTGGAGCTAACCAAGAACCTTCATTATTTGAATCTGATATAAGTGTACTTCCAGCAGTAACACTTTTTTCTAACTGTGTATTTAATCTTATTCTTGACATTTTATTTAATATTTATATTTAATATTTGTAAACAAGTTTTACTTTTTCAGAATAAACTGCTCCAGTAGAACTACCAAAAGATGTTAAAAAAGTAATTGTATTTCCTGAAACAGTATAATCATCTGTAATATCTTGTAAAATACCATTTCTATATACTTTTAAGTAATTAATTAAAGGTGTTTGTGAAGCTGTTACTACTGATGTTCCTGTAGTAGGATTAAAATTATCAACCTGTTCTCTTATAGAAATAGTTAATGTATCTGTATTAGAAGCTGTTACTATTACACCAGAATTAGAAGCACCTACTATACTTAAAGTGTCTCCAGATACAATACTTTGATTTGTTCCAGTATTACCTGATACTGTAAACGTAGGAGATGTAGGAACTAAAATATAATTAGAACCATTCCAAATTCTAAATTGATTTTCCGCAGCAGTATAATAAATTACATCTGTATTACCTGTTATAGGTAAAGAAGCTACATTTGCATATTGATCATATTCAGAAGGAAAATTCAAAGTTTGCCATATAGGTACTCCAGATACAATTGTAAGCAATTGTCCATTTGTTCCAGGATTTAACCATTGTGCTTCATTTTCATTATTAGAAATTAAAGTACTACCTGGAGTTAAACTTTTTTCTAATCTTAAATCAAATCTTACTCTTGTTTCTGCCATCTTATTTATAATAATTTACAATTATATTTTCTAAACCTGTTCCTCCAGAAGAATTACCAAAATTTGTTGTAAAAGTAATTGTTTTATTATTAATTGTATATTCTGAACTAAAACATAATAAACCATTTCTTAAAACATTTATACCTAAATTTAAAATAGGAATATATGTTAATATTAGTATATTTCCAGAACCTAAATTAAATTCTTCTTTAACAGGAGTTCTCGTTTCAATACTTGTTTGTGAAATAGGTATAACAGCAGTTGAAGTACCTACATTTACAGTAAGTATTCCATTTACATAATTACCATTTACAGAAGGATTACAAGAACCACAACCACAATTATTAGGACATTTCATATTAATATCTTGTTACACAGTTTATTTTAAATAATTCATCTTTTAATCCTTGATATGTAAAATCAACAAAATATTCTCTTTTTTCACTTGGATTAATTACCATACTATCACCCCATTCATATCTTACATTTGGAAATTCAGAGGTTTGTCTAAATACTTCTGTAAGCAATGGAAATTCAGAATTTTCTTTATTGATAATAACTATTCTTTTTTTACCTTCAGGAATATTAATATAATATACATGATTGTTATCATTAACTCCTTTTTTAGTAGAATAATTATCATTATCCATTAATAATTCTAACTCTCCTTTTTCATTATAAACTTCTACTCTCGGTTTTACTCTTTTACCTTTATCAAAATCTTCAATAAAATTATCATTATAAACTATACCAAAAGCAGGAAATTCACATCTAATTAATTTTTTGTCTTTAAAATCAATTTTAATAAAAGAACAATAAATAGGTTTAAATTCATCTAATAAAGATTGAGGTATATAACTATAATTACCTAAATATTTAGATTTGTATTCACAAGTTAATTCAGGGTTAGAAACTTCTGGTTGAGTTGGAAATTGTAAATAACCCCATTCTTTAATCCAAAAATCTTGCCCTACCTTGCTCTCTTTTTTTACAGTTATTTCAAATTTGTGTTCTTTATTTTTAATTTCAACAGGTTCAATCCAATTTATATTATCAATACTTAATTTTAAACCTTCTCCCTCTGCATACAATTCAAATTTTATTGAATCACCTAAATCTGTACTTTTATTTTTTTCTTCTACCCATTTCATAGTTTTGAAATTAAAGATTCTAATTCTTTTCTTAAAAGATAACCTATTATTAATCCTGTTCCAGCAAATAACAAAGGTTTTCTTTTTTGTTTTAATTTGAATTGTTCATAATTTAAAATCTGTTTATTTTTTACTTCTATTTGAGATTTAAGATTTAAAATTAATAAACTATCTTTATTTTTAAGTTTCTTATATAAATTTAGTTGTAATCTTGCTATTGAATCAGAATAATTACAAACTTGTAAATCTTCTAATGTAACTGTATATAAACTATCACACTTACGTAAAGCAATTATTTCTTTATTTTTTGTTAAGATATTTTGTGACCAACCCTGAATCTGAAAGAAACTTAATATCACTGTCAGTAAGAATAATACCTTTTTCTTTAAACTTATTCCTAATAATTTCATTTTTATTCTTTTTATAAGACTGATAATTAATTTCTTCAACAACTTTATTTTGCTCTTTAATTTCTGATTCAATTACTGTTTTATCCTCAATTAATTGAACTTCTTCTTTATGTAAAACTAAACCTTTTTTTTCAAGTTCAGAATTTACAATATAAGTTTTAAAATCATTCCAAAAATTTAAAATTCCATTTACTGATAAAATCAATATTAAAATTCCAATTATAATTAAATATGATTTTCTTTTTACTACATCCATGATTTTAACATTTGTTTAACTAATTCATATTTTTGTAATCTATCTTCCATACCATTTATTTTATGTGGAGTTTTAGGATTTTGTATTCTACCAGTATTAATAATACTACATACATTAGTAAAATCCCCAACATCAGCATACTTTTCTAAATTGTTGACTTTCCAATACCAAAATGCCGATAAAACCGCATACTGTGGTGTTTCTAATAATTCAGGATTTTTTACAAAATCTTTATCAAATCCCTGAATATTAATTTTACACCAATCTGTAAATAATTTGTAGTTACGTTCCCAAGTAATTTGCAATAACCCTCTCCCAAAAAATTTACCTAATTTTTTTACATATTCAGGATTATTTTTAGGTAAAATTTCTTTTACAAATTTAAAATTACCTGATTCATGTAAAATATTTGGTAAAAAACAAAGTAATCTATTTACTGTATTTACTTTAAATTGTTCACAATATAAATTAAACCAATCTAAATATAAATCTATATTGGTTGCTTTTAATTTTTCAAAATCTTGTCTTGTAAATTCCATATTATTGTTTTGTTGAATCTCTTAAAGATACAACTTCTTTTTTAAGTTTTATAAGTGTTACATACTTTTTTTCTAAAGAATCTAAAGATTGTAAAATATATTTATCTTTAGAACATAATTTAGATTTATCTAAATTTAAATTATAAGTATAAAGTTTAGATAAATCTTTTTTCCCTTGTCCTTTTGGATTTGAAGAAGAAGTACTTAAAGTAAATATAAATAAACAAATTAAAATTTTAGTGAGTGTTTTCATTCTTAATTTCATTTAAATCTTTAATACCACCATTTATTTTTCTTTGTAAGATTTGAATCTTTTTATCAAAAAATTTATAAATAGAATCACGCTCTTCATTACTTTCAACAAAAAATTTATTCAATTGTTCTTGTTGAATTTTACGATTATTATCTAATTGTGTTAGATAATCATTTTGTGCTTTAGTTAAAGTTTCATCACAATTTTTTTTACTTAATCTTAATTCTTCTTTTAAAGTTTGATTATCCATGTAAAGATAACCATTTATAAAAGTAAATAAAATAATTGAAATAAAAAGATTTCGTTTTGCAGGTTCTAAATTTATTAACTCTTTTACATCAGCAATAATTTGTGCAAAGTTCATGTTTATAGTGGTTTTAGTTTATATGGTAGCATCTACAAGTTTTTTCCAATTAGTTCCATTAAAATGACACATTATATTTAAATCACTATCATATACTTGCATACCTTTTACTGCTGTTAAAGCATTTCTTTCAAAAGTTGTTACAACTATTGCTGGAATATAATTAGTAACTTTATATATTGTTTCACTTTTCCATAAATTTAAATCTGTATCTCTATATAAAACCCCTTTATTTACATAAGGTTTTGGAGATACATCATGTAGTTCTTCTAATTCATATCCATTATCTACTTTAATAAATATTTTACCATGATTAGCATGTGCATATTCAACAAATCCAATTACAACCGTATGATTTGGAGCAACAGGTTTTGTTTTTGTTAATTTACCAGCTACATCAGGAGATAAATATAATATATCTCCATCATTCCAACTTTCACCTTGTAAACTACCTGTTGTATTTATATCATGTACTTCTCCAGAATATGTAATAAACCCTTCTTGATTATTATTTATATTTTCAGTTACTACTCCTAACGTTGTTGCTGAATTTAATTCTAAATTAGCTTGTGCTAAATCTATACTTAATCTTTGACCAGTAGCTCCTATAATTTTTACTACTTGATAATTAGATTCTAATAAATTTATATTTGCTTTATTAACTACTCGTTTTACTAATTCTTGACCAAGTTGTAATGTTACATTTCCACCTTTTAATTTTAAATCTGCTGTACCATCTACATCATTCCAACTTAGTACACCTACTTCATTAGGTGTGCTTGTAGGAGTAGTATCTAATTTTATAAAACCTGTTGATAATCCTTTTTTTCCAAAATCTACATTTTCAGTAGCTCCTAAATAAGGAACTCCAATTAAACCTTGTTTGGTACTCATTACCGTATAGTTTTAATAATTATTTTTGTACCAGCAGATTTACCAACAAACACTACACTATTTTGTAGTAATGTAGTAGCAGAAGAATCTCCATAATATCCAGTTGGAGCATTTGTTAAAGTAACTCCTCCTTCTGTAATATCAGCAGTACCAGAAAAAATAATAAAACTATAAGAATGATAAGTATTTGCAGGTAATGTAATAGTAGAAGTATCTGTTAATACAAACTGTTCGTTAATATTATAAATACCTGTTTCATTATTTAAATCAGAAACATTATCTGAAATAGTAGATATTTTAGTAGAAATTGCACACAGTGCTTCTTTTGTTTCTCTTGTATTTCGAGCAAGTTCATTTTGAAACCGTTGTAAACCATCGTAACTGTTCATAACCAATTTATATTTAAATTCGAGAATATTCTCCTAATAATCAAAATTATTAAATAAAAAGTAAAGGAGAAACAAATATTATAAAATAAACATTTCTCCTTATATAGCATTATTCTTTATTTTCTACAAATTCTTCTAACTCTTGTTCATCTACTTGTGTTTGATTAGATGAGTTTTTATTTAACATTTTTGTATAATTTAATTGATCATCTAATTCTCCAAATCTAAAAATTTGATAAAGAGGAGAAAATACTGATTTCATTAATTTACGTTCTATCTTCAAATCTCCTTTTTCATAACCATTTCCAGATTTAGCATATCTATCATCTATATTAAAATTTACACCATCTTCTGTAACATCAAATCCAATTATTTGTGCAAACAAAGAAAGATTGCTATCTAATGCACGAGCAATAGCAAATGGATCTTTTGATTTTCTTAAAGTAAAATCAATTGCAGAACTTGGTGAAGAAGCAAATAAGAATTGTCCTGTATCATTTGCATATCTTGCTGTAAATAATTCAAGTGCTTTTATAATATCTCCTACTTCTTCATCATCTTCATCATGTAATGTATGAAGATATAATCCTAATAGAGTTGCCCCTACAAAAAAAGTGAGTTCAGAAGAAGCCCTTACTAAAGCAATTCTTTTCTTTTCATAATCATCAAACTCTTTATCACCATATAACCATTTATTTAATTTTTCAGAATTTTTACTTAGAGATGAAAAAGTTGCTCTATCTGCTACAAATCCAGCTTGTTTAGCAATCATTTCAAATAAACCAAAAGTAATTGCTCCTATTCCTTCTTTACGAATAATAGCTTTAACATAACCCTTTAAACTATTATCTTCTTTTAAATGATTTCTAATATCAGCAACTGCTTCATTTACTCTTAAAAATATACTTCTTAAAAATTGTCTTTGATAACCATCTTCTTGAAATTCTCCTACATATCTATTAAAATCAGCTTCTCCATATCTTGTTTTTAAGAAAGGATAAATCCAGTTAGATAACACCAATCCCATTGATAATAAAGAATCTCCTTGTATCTCACTTTTACTCATTTTAGCATATTGACCATGTGCTGAAAAATTAGCAGATTCAATAGTAGTATGAGCTTTAAGTAATATTTGTTTTTGAGTTTCTACATCATTTGGATTAATTCCTGCTTTTTCCCAATTAAACTCAAAAAATTCACCTTCTTTTTGTTCTATAATATCATATAGATTAGTTTTACCTATTTTAGTTCCTTTTAAAATAGCAATCATTAAAGGAACTTGGTTAGCATGTTCAGCTAATGAAGTTGAAAGAAATAATGTATTATAACTTAATATTTGATTAGTTAAACTTTTAGGAATTACTTGTGAACGTAAATCTAACATTTCACCTTTAATTGCATCAAAAAACAAAATTAATTGAGATATTTTACTTTGTTTTGTAATATCTGTTTGTGCTGCATCTTTGATAAAAGTTCCTTTAACATTTTCTATCCAATATTCTTTATAAGCACTTCCTAATACTTCTTCTGATAATCCAAATTTTTTACCTTGTGATAGTAAAAAATTACTTGTTTGACCACTTAAAAAGTTACCAGTAGAAGCAATAATATTTCCAGAAAGTAATTGAAAATTAATTGTTTGTTTTAAAAAGTTAGTTACTTGTTTTGATGAAACTCCAGCTAAATTATAATCTTTTATCATTTCATCGTAGATGTAACTATCCATAAATTTTTCTAATGCTTTTATGGAATGAGTTGCTGTTTTAACTGCTGGTTTTTTACCTGTTTGTAATAAAGTTTTATTAAATAATTCAACATTAGCTTTTCTTTCTTGTATATTAAGAGTTTCATCTCCTTTAAATATAGTTGCTAAAGTAAGTACTAATGGTTCAGCAATTCTTTTTTTACTATATTCTGTAGTAGAAGCATCAAATAAATGTAAAGCTAAAAATAAATCTTTTTCTGTTTCTTCATAAGGTATAGGTTTGGTAAAAGTTGGTTTAATTCTTTTATTTACTTCACCAGAAAGAAACTGTTTAGTTTTATATTCGGTTGGTTCGTCTGGTTCTAATATTCTACCATTTTTACTTCCTCTTACCCATTCTCCAGTTTCTTCATTTAAAACCATTATTGGAGTAATATTTGGTTCTTTATATTTTAAATTTTCTACAAATTCAGTAGTTGATTTAACTCCAGACATTACCTTTTGCATAAAAGTTTTATCTTCTGTTTTTGGAACTTGTAATAAATAATGTCTTAATCTTTCTCCTTCTAATCTATTATTTGCATTTTTATATTTTTCAATTAAATTGTTATAGTGTTTTAACATATTTTTATCAGATTCAAATTTCTTTGATAATTCAATCCACTTAGGATTTTTATTAATAGGAACTTGAAGATTATTTGAATATTTAAATATACTTACTACATTTAATTGTTTATAATCTGGTTTACTTAAATCTATTATTTGAAACTTATAATCTTCACCATCTTTAATTTTTACTAATAAATTTGTACCTTTTGAAACATAATCTAATAGATCATCTTTTGTAAACTTATTTTCATTAATCATTTGAACAAGTTCACCTTCTTTTAATTTTCTTTCATTAGTATTATAATTAAAATAAGAATTACCTTTATCATTTAATAAATTAGCAAGTTCTTTAAATTCTGTTGTTTTTTGAATTAAAGTATCAATTGCATTATCTTTTGATTTTAAATTTTTACTATAGAAATCAGCACGTAAATACCCTTGAATTTTATTTTTAATATCTTGTTCTAATTGAACTTCAGGATTAAATTGGTCTTTTAAGTAATAATTTCCAGTTTTTGATTTATAACTTAAATTATTTACTAAAAAAGAAGTATAATTTATATTATTTATTTCATTAAACTTACCTTCTTTTATTAAATCATAAATTTTATTTACTCTATCTTGTAAAGTAGCTTCAAATATTTTTCTTTGTGCTGTAAACTCACCTCTATTATATTCTGTTACTAAAGCATTTCCTCTTCTTGCTTTATATTTTAGTTTAGCATCTGATTTGTTTATACCATCTAATTCAACAAAGTTTCTTAAAGCAATATCTTCAGCAGTTGCCAATTCTAATTTATCATCATCTTCTAAATAGACTATTTCATGTTGAAATTGTTGTTCATATTCAGTTCGTTTTGCATCTGAAATAGATAACCCAATTTCTTTTAACAATTTATTTGAGTTTTGTAATGAAAGTTTATTTTCTAATTCTCCTTTTGCTAATTCTTTTTGAACTAAATAAGCAGTAGTAGAAAGTACAACATCATCATATTGAGAACGTTGTTCAAACATTCTATCAGTAATATCAATATCTTTATCTGCTAAAGTTAATAAACCTTTAATTTTATCTTTAGAAGTATAAAACATTGCTTTTTTATTATTCAATTTATTAGATTCCATTATTGAAATAATTTCATTAACAGAATCAACAGGTACTTCTCTTTTTAAAAGTAATTTACGATAAAAATCAAAAAAGTTATCATTATCAGTATTTTCAACTCCTTTAATTTGTAATTTAGTTAATGGAAGATTTAATTTTTCCATTATTTGTTTTATTTTTCTATCTGTATTATAATTAGAAACTCTTACATCTGATTCAAATATTTTATCTGGAGTATATAATTTATCAACTTCTCTTGAAATAACTTCGGCTAAATATTCCTTTTGTAATTCAGCAGCTTCATTTTTTAATTGAGAAATTAATTGATGTGATTCTTCAATTGTTGCAATAATAGATTTATTTTCTCTTTTTGAATCTTTAAATACATCATACATCATTTTATACAAATCAGGAATTATTATTCCATCTTGTTTAAATTTAGCATCTAATTTACCATATAATGTAGTAAAATCATTTTCATTAGTAGGTGCAAAAATTGAAGATACAAATTCTCTATTTTGTTTAGCTGTGTTTTCTGGATATTGTTTAGCTACAATTTCTTGTAAACCTTTTTCAAATTTATAAAGATTTCTATTTTCCCAAGTATTTTCTCCTTTAGTAGTTGTTAAATGAAAATCAGAAAGAAAGTTAAGTACATGCTGTACTTCTCTAAATTCAATAAAAAATTCACCTATATCTTTTTGTTTTTTTAAAAATTCATCTCTATTTTCTACAGATTTAAGTTCTTCTACTTTAAGTTTAGTTTGATCAAATCTTCTTTTAACACCATTAAGTGTATTGTTAGCAGTTACAATTAATGAACTTAAATCAAATAATTGTTCTGCTAATTCTTCATTTTTTAATTTGTTAGAAAGAAATTTTAATAAGTTTAGCTTGTCATAAACTGTATTTGAAAATTGAGAATTTAAAGGTTTTCCATATTGTGTAAAATTATCTTGAAACTTTTCAACTTTTTCAGAAAGAGTTTCTAACATGTTAGCAAGTACTTTTGCTTTTTCATTATCAGAAACAAACTCTTCAAAAGTTACATCTTTAGGTTCAAAAGGAGGTTTTAAAAATGATTCTAAAACTTTTCTTTGATCTGCATTAGTATCTATTTCAACAGGTGGTTCTAAATTAGCTTCTTCTAAAACTCTAACATCAACAATTACAACGTTATTAATTACTTTTCCATCAGATAAAACTACTTTATCTGGATAAATTACACTTTTAGTTTTAGTTCTATTTAAATCATATTCAGTATTTAATTCTCGTATTAATTCAAGTTGTTTATTTTTAATTTCTGGGTTAGAAGAAATTAACATTAATTTTAATCCATCTCTTAAAATAGGATTGAATAAACCAGAAGAAAGCAATCTTGATTTAATATCAATATCAATTTCTTCCAGTTTTAATATTGTACCTTCATCTAAAGGTAATTCTCTTAAATATGGTATTGTACAAGCCATTTATTTATTTGTTATACAAGGTAAGTTAAAATTATAATTACTTGAATCTACTACTGTTTGTTCTTTTTTAAATAAATCTGAAAAATAATCACTTGTTAAAATGATCTTAGATTTATCTATATTTTCTTTTATAGTTTTATCTATATTATTTTTCCAATTTTCTGTTGTGTTTTCAAAATAATCATTTCTTTGTTTTGCTCTTTTTATAAAAGTTTCTTTTGAAATTGTAACAACTTTATCAAGATCTTTTTCAAATTCACGTAAAATTATCATATCAGAAACAACTAAAGTTTTGTTAGTTTCTTTTGATTCTAAAACAGCTTGTTTCCACAAATCTCTTATTTCTTTATTCCATAATTCAGAATTAGTTTCTCTCCATTTATTTAAAGGTTTATATCCTTTTTCTAAATTATATTTAGTATTGATTTTAGATTTATAATCAGTATCAAAATCTATTATATCATTTCTACTTTCTCTTAAAAAAGTTTTACCTATTCCAGGATGCCCCCAAATAATTTTATCTTTATTTGTGATATAATTACTTGAATCTACTGGTAAATTTTCTTCTTTTTTTACAAACTTTTTAAATCCTTCTATATCTGATTTATTTCCAAGAATATGAATATTTTTAGGGTTAAACACTCCGTAATTATTTGATAAAATAGGATCTTTTATATTTCTAAAAATAACCCCATCTTTATTTTCATTATAAGCTTGTTCTGTCAATTTACTTGCTTCATAATTTGCACCTTGTTCTGTAAATTGATCTACAAAAGTAGCTCCTTGAAAATCTTTTTCTTTATAATTATTTAAATTTAATATTACAGGATATGTTACAGGTGTAAATTTAGCTTTTTTTATTAACTCTTTTACTTTGGAAAAGGAATTTTCGTATCTATTTTCTAAAAGTTTTATTAAATTATCATACTCTAAACTTGAAAATTCTTTTATATTTTTTTTATTGTAATTTAAATTAGAACTTGATATTATACCTTGTTTATCTATGTAAAAAAATTCAGTTTTTTCTCCATAAGAATTTAAATTAAAAGGTAAATCATTTTTTAATTTTAAAATATTATTTCTATTATTTCTAAGATAAGTTATATTATTTTTTAATGTATTATAATTTACTAATTGATTTAAAAACCCAGCTCCTCCTATATCATCATTTATACTCCTGTAAGAATTAAATAAATCTTTAATATAGTTTTCAAAATTTTCTGGAGTAAGTTCTTGTTTTTTTTGTATTAGTAAAGTTCTAACTTCAGGATGTAAATCTTTAAGTTTATTATAAGTTATTTGATCTTTATTAATAATTGATTCAAATAAATATTCAAGACTCTTTAATTTTTCAATTCTATTCAAATAAGAATATTGAAAAGTAGTATCAATATTATTTGTAAAAAAGAAAGCATAAGTTGAATCTATTTTTGTACCATCTGTATAATTATTTAAACCTGTGGTTTTTCCTTTAAAAGAATTATCAAATCTTTCAAATTGTTTATCAGTACCATGATATACAATATCTTTAACTTTACTATCAGGAAAAATAGTTTTTAAATATTCTGAATATTGCTCTTTACTTCCAATAGTTTCTAATTCAGGATTTTGAGAATAGACAAAATCAATTCCTTCTTTATTTACTATATTATTTTTTGAAGTATTAACTTTATCAATTTCTTTAAAAACTTCAGTATTAGGTACAGCTATTTTATTTTCAACTTGATATAAATTAACATCTTTACCAAGTTTATTTGAAGCTAATAAATTTAATTCATTATTAGCTTTATAAAAATCATCATTTAGTATTTTGTAAGATTCATCAATAAATCCATGAGCTACTAAATTATTATAAGTAGATTTTTCTGAATCTCCTTTAATTTTTTTATATGTTATATTACAACTAAATATTGACATGTCATTAATTTAAATTATCACAACCATTTGTGTATTCTTCATCAAGTAAATCATTAATACTATTTTCTTCTTTTTCTAATTCACCAGCTTTATAAGGTTTATCTTGAATTTCTAAAGTTTTTTCTTTTATATTTTTATAAGCTTGAATTAAAGATTTGATAAAAGCATTATCACCTCCTGTTTCCCAATGAGAATTTTGTTTAGTAGGTTGATGAGTTGAATTTTGTAAGTATTCAATTCCACCTTTAAAATCAATCCCTTCTACTAATTTAGGATAAGTTTCAAGTTTAATAGTTAATAATTTTACCATTAAATCATCTGTAGTTTCTTTATTAAATAAATCTTTTGTTTTACTATATTTTGATTTATTTTTTTGATAAGCTTCTTCTACATCTTTATACACTTTTCCTTCAAATTCTATACCTTTAGATAAATAGTTTCTCCATTTATTTTGAGATTCAGTCCAATTACGTTTCCATTCAGATCCTTGTGGAGACGTATGAGTTGGATTAGTTAATGCAAAAGCCAAATTATCAGAGTAACTACTAATTTCTTCTCCTTTACTTTCCATTTTTGATATAGTTTCTTCTTTAAAACTTTTATCAAAATTAGGTGAATATCTTTTAGAAAGCAAATTTTCATAGAATTGAATGTAACCTAATTTTTGATTTTCTTCTTTTAATTGATTTACTAAATCTTGAAGTTTACTTACTCCTTGTTTAGCATTAACTTCAGAAACAGCAGGTATTAATCCAGCATCTACTGTTAAATCTGTAATAGTTGAGCCATAATAAGGTTCTCTAATATAAACTACTGGTTGATTTTTATAAGAAAATCTTTCAATATTTTGAAGTTCTTTATAATCAATTTTTACATTTTCAACAAATTGCTCATTTTCAAATAACTGTGCATTATATGAATTTACATTTCCAATTACATTTGTAATTTGAACAACTAATTTAAACTCTTTATTTTTACCAGTTAAGTTAAATACTCTAAGATTTTCATCTTGTTGATTTACTTCTTCTTCAATTCTATATGAATATTCTTTTAAACCTTTTTTAGTTTGAAATTGTAATTTTATTTTACTTGTTGTGTAAAACTTTCTATAAGATGCTCCTAAATAATCAACATATTGTGGAAGTTTTGGTTTAACTCCTCCTTGTATATTAATTGAATCAATTCCAACTTTAGTATATTCATTTTTTTCACCATTCTTTTCTATCTGTAAATATAAAGGAGGTTGATTAATTACAAAATCTTTAGAAAAAATTTTAGTTTTTTGTTTATCTTTAATCCTATAAGCTGAAAATACTTTAGATTCATCTGATCCTTTTAATTTAATTCTATGTTTTTTATTTCTAATATCAGCAAACCATAAAGATTTAAATTTAGAAAGTAAATCTTCTTTTTCTTTAGGTGATATTTTAGCAATAGTATCTTCAAATGTATCTAATACTTTACTAACTTCTCTAAACATAATAGTAGGAAATATTTTACTAATATTATATTGTCTGAATTGTAATCCATCTTTTAAAATAAAATAAGCAAATAAATTTTCAGCAAATTGCTTTTCCTCTTTATTTTCTGAAGTGTACATTTCTAAAAATAAATTACGTATATTATCTTGTTGAGCAGGATTAAGTTTAGAAATAGCAGCTAACCTTAAACTATCAACACTTTCAGAATTTCTAATAGTATTTACTTTTCCTTTAACCCCAATAAGATTTTTTAATAATTTATATTTATTACTATTTTCATTAATCAAAGCTTTATTTTCAAAAAATTTATCTAAGAAATTATCACTACTTAATGGATTTAATTTATCAATATTTAAAAAATCAACAATAAATTGATTATTAGAATTTACATTTCTTTTTAATAATTGAATAATTAAAAATGTATTTACATCTTTTTGAATTTTAGAAGCTAAATTTACATCATCAGGTTTATTTGTTTCTTTGAGTACAATGTTTTTTAAATCTTGTGATATTTCTTGATATTCAATAAACATTTGATTTAATTTTGTACTTTTTAAATCTTGTGTTATATCTACAAAAGATTGAATATCAGAAGCTTTTTCTGATTTTAAATTTGTCCAATCAAAGTATCCAGTTGGTTTATAACCTTGTAATGTTTCAATTAGTCCTAATTCAGTAGCAATATTTTCAATTTCAACTAATTCACTTAGTTGTCCATTTGTGTATCCTTTTTTACCTTTAATGAGTTTAGCAACTTTTGAAAGTTCTTTACTCATATCAGCTACTTTAAGATATACTGTTAAAAGTTCATTATCTTCTTTATACAAACCTTCAAATATTTTTTGAGGAGTTAAATCTACTGATTCTTGATTTTTTAAATTGAATATTAAATCATTAAAATCTTTTTCTTCTTTAGAAAGTTCTTTTCTTTTATCTGCCTTAGATTCTAATTTACCTTTTTCAGTAAAATTTTTATATTTTTTTACTAATTTAGAGTTTATAATTGCAATAGATTCATCAATTGAAAATCCAAAGTTAGTAAGTAAATCTACTACATTTAAATCATCTCCTTTAATTCCATGACGTTTTAATTGCTCTTCTTTAGCTTCATCAGTAGCAGCAGATACAATAGTGTTTTTAATTGCAAATGTTCTATTACCATTATGATCTGTATAACCAACTTTTTCTTTATCTATATTATAACCAAATTTTACAGTTTCTCCATTATAAGTAAAATTAAATTTATTTGTTAATTGTAAATTAATCCTATTAGCTACAATAGCTTGCAATAAACCGTTTACAGTAACACCAATACCTCTACGTGCAATAATTGTACCTTGTTGATAATTAGCATGAGTAGATAAAGCATTATGAGGTACTTTTTTATTTTTTTCAACTGTTAAAATTTCTTTATCATTCTGTATAAATGGATAAACGATAAAACTATTTTCATCTTGTTCTATTTTAACACCTTCTCCATAAATAGATTTAATTTCTTCTAAAGATTTATAATAAGGACTTTCTGTATTTTTACTGTAACTAACTTTAGAGTTTTTTTGTAAATCTTCAAGTAAAGATAAATCCATAGGAGTATCACCTGTACCTCTTGCTGGATTTTTAGAATCTCCAAAAAGTACACTATCACTTGTTAACATTGCTCTTTGCAAGTTGAGAATTTCATTGTTTTTTACAGCATTATTAAATCCTGTTTTAAATTCCTTTTCAGATGAAAATAAACCAAATTGAGTTAAAATAATTTCTTGTTCTTTATTTTTTTCTATATTTAATTTATCAGTTGTTTCTAAAATATAATTTTTATTTAATTCTATTTCTTTAAATACTTCTTTTAATGGTTTATTTAATTCAATAAAATCTTTATACTGATAAAATAAACCCTCTTTCAAAGATTTTTTAACAAACTCATTTTCTTCTGCATCTAAGCTTTTTAGTTCATCGTAAAACTCTTTTAATTGTAATTTAAAATCTTCATAAGTTAATCCACTTTCTTGCGAAATATTATCAATAATAAATTCTACTTGTTTGTATAATAATTTAGAATTTTCAAATAATGATTTTTTATTATTTAATAATGATTGATAATTTTCATTGAATTTTAATTTATCTTTTAAAGCTAATTTAGCAGCTTTAGAAGTTTTAAATATCCATTTTTTATAATCTGTAAATGTATCTTCATAGTTTTTATACTCACCATCTTCCCAATATCCTTCATATTGTGATACATACAACTTATCAATATCAAAGTCAGATCCTGCAATTTGAACAATTTCTTTTGGAATAACAATAGTATTACCAATTGTATCATCAAGAAAATCAACCCATTCGATATTTACTGATGATTGCTTATCTTGTGAAGGAATACGAACTCCTAACATAAATCTAATACTATTTTGAATAGATTTTTGTTTAGCATTTAATTTAGGAATCATTGCTTCTGATACCCAAGTATTGAATACATATTCATCTCCTTGTTTAATATATGATTTTTTCATATATCTTAAAGAATCAGAAAAATATATTTCTTCTCCATTTGCAATTCGTGTTTGAATTTCTGGAGATTCAAAATATTGATGAAACTTACTTGCTTGTTTATTTCCTAATTGCCATGCTCGGTGATCATAAATTAAATCAGATAAATCTTCTGGTTTATTATCAATAATTAATTGATCATATCCTTCTGTTTTTTTATTAATAACTTCCCAAGTATAATCTGTAATATTCCCTTGATTATCTCTAATTACAATTAATTTCTTTAAAACTCTTACTCCATGATCTGAAGCAAGAACATAAGCATTACCAGCTACTTTATGAGATAAAACTCCACTACTAAAATGTTTCATTATACTTTGAATCATTTTATCTTTATTCAAAGGTATATTAACATTATAAACAGGAGTTCCATCAGGATTTACTGCAAGAAATTCATAATCTTGTCCAGAACCTCCTGTAAGTTTTAAACCTTGTATTAACCCATCAAAAAAGTATTTATAATTAGGAACTTCTTTTACATTTCCATTTTCATCTTTTATTTTCTTAAATAATTCAGAAACAGCTAATTCTTTACCATTGATATTTCTTTTACTTTTTAATTTTTCATAAAGGATAATCAATTCATCAGAAGTAATTTTTTCTTCTTTTAAATTCCCTTTTTTATCAAAAGTTTTAATTATAATATCTCCAGTTAATTCATTAGATAAAATTTCTATATTTTGTGTTGGAGTAGTAATTTTAACTTTACCTTGTGGGTTTTGTACTTGCTCTCCAAAATAATCAGCATCAATTGCATTAGCAAAAGTATAATTATCGTTTAACTTATCATCAAAATCAAAATTTGTAACGTTTTTATCTCCTACTTTTGTAAATGGTAAAATATTACGTTGAGAAGTTTTTAAAGCTGTAGGAGGAACAATAGTATCAATTTCGTATGCTTCTCCTTTATAAACCCATTCTCCATTTACTTTACGATAACCATTTAAAAACATTCTTTGAGAATAATTAGTTAAATTTTTATCAAGTAATCTTGGTTTCCACTCTTTAAATACTTTATTAGTATTATCCCAAATAATTTCTCTTTTATTACCAACTGTTTGAGTAGTTCTACCATATTCATCTACTTTAATTGTATTATTACCAAAAGTAAATAAATTTCCATCAATTGAATCTGGTTCAATAATAGTAGAATAAGAAGTACTACTTAATGTTAATGTTGGAGTTAAACCTGTTTTAATTGTTTGTTCTCCATTAGCAGCAAGTGGTTTTAAAGCAGCAAGTAAAGAATCAGAATTAATCATATTATCCCATTCTTTTTCTGTTAACTCTACTCCTTGCTCAACTTTATCAAGAATATCAGAAACTCTTTTTGTTAATCTACCAATACCATGTAAAATCTTTCTTAATCCTTTTGGAGTAGATTTCATAGCAGCATCTGCTTGATCTATCCATTTCTTGTTTTCATCAATATCTGCAAAAGCATTAATATCAGATTTAGCTTTTGGTTCTTGAATAGTTGCATAAGTAATTAATGAAACATCTTTATAAATTCCAAGTGAATCATTTTTAATACTTGTTTTTGTACTTAATGTAGCACCATTAAACATTCGATAACGTTTAAATGCTTCTGTTGAAGTTACTTTAAAATTAAAGTTATGAGAACCATATCTCATTCTATTAGACATAGTACTTCCTAACCAATAATTAAATAAAGCTATTTTTAATCTATCTTCTGTTTTAGATTTTTCACTAAATATTTGAACTCCATTTGTGTTTTTACCTAATGTTACTACTTCTTTTCCTTTTAAAAAATAAGAATAACGTAAAGCATGAGGTAATTTATCCATTAAACCTTGTTCTTTAATCCATTTAACTTCTTCATTTAAAAAATCTGTTACTAAACCAAAATTTAAATCTTCAATGTTTAATTCTTCTCCTTTTAATGCTTTAATTAAAAGTTCTTCATTTACAAAAGGTTCTACTTCTGGTGAAAATCTCAATCCTTTAAAACTTTTATCCCTTTTACCAGCAGGTAAAATATATCCATCTTTTTCTAAAATCTCTCCTGTATTATAACTTTCATAAACATTTTTGATTTCATAATCAGTTTTAGCAACTAACTCATATAAATCATTTCTTGTTACTTTTGTTATAACATCTGTATTTTTTAATTTTTTTAGTAAATCAACTTGTATTCTTAATTCATTTGAGTTTTCTTTAATTTTATCAAATTCAGCTTTAATAAGTTTATAAACATGTTGTTTACTTTGCTCTGATAAAACATTATTAACTAAAGCATTTCCATCAAAAGGTATCATTAAATAATCAATTTGTTTTGATGCTTCATTATGTCCTAATGATACTGGAGTATATAAATAATCTTTACCATTATAAGTTATTTTTCTTGCATTTTCAGTTAATAAAATAAGATTAGTAAGTGCATATTCAGCACTACCCATATCATCTAAAGCAAGTACATTTTTTTCTGTATATTCAGAATCTTTTTCAATTAAAAATCCATCATCAGTTTTATATGAATAAGATTTGATTTGAGTTGTATCTAAAGTTAAAACTTCAATACCTTTACGTAAAGTATCTTTAACTTGACCATCAATACTAATCATATCTAATAAAGGATTATTCTTTTTAAAAGAATCCAATATTGTAGATTTAATAGGATTTCCATTTACATCAATACCAATAATTCCACCTTCTAAAAGTTCATTAAACTCTTCTTCTGATTGGAAACTATTTGCAAACTTTAAAGTAAATGTTGGATTTTGATGTTTGTAGATAGAGTTATCATTACCATCTTTATAAGATGTTTCAGCTACTCTTTCATCATATTCAATATTACCATCTGCAATAAAATTAAAGAAAGCATTAAAATCTTTTGTAGTTCCTAAGCTTTTTCCTACATCTGTAGATAAATCATCTTCTTCATATAATTCAAGAAATTTATCTTCTTTTTTAATAAAGTCATTTATAGCTTCTAATTTACTAGTTAAAGCTGCTAAATTTAAAGGAGATTTACTTAGTAATTTAATATTATTATTATTTACTAAATCTTGCATAAAATTTAATAAATATTCTTCATTAACATCAATACCCAATTGAGTTAACATTTGATCATAAATAATTGTAAGATTATTAATTACATCTTGATTTCTATTTGGAAAATTAACTTGTTCAATAAACTCTTCAAATAACTTATTAAAGTTTTCTTTATAATCTTCTAAAGTTGTTTGATATTGAAGTTCTCTGTAATTAGAACTCCAAAATTTCTTTTGATTGTTTCTTTGAGAACTTGATTCTACATTAGATACTTTTCCCCAACCTAATTCAATATCAATTTCTGTTCTATATACATTACGTGCAAATAAATTAAATCCTCTTAATGCTAACAAAAATCTTTGAACATGCAAAGGTTTAGTATCTGCTTTTATAATATCCGAAAGTGAATTTGTTCCAACTAATTGTTCTTTTATTCTTTTTTTATTTTCATCAGAAGTATCTCCTATAACATCTTTTAATAAAGCATTTATAAAAGTTTTTGTATTTGAATTGTGTCCTTTTTTTAAAAGTTTAGCTCCATCACCATCCATTGAAAGTTCTAACAATTTTATAAACCTTTCTCTTTCACTTTTAGTATTTGAAAGTTTACGAACAATTGCAGAATAAATCATTGTTTGATCTGGTATTTCTAAAACATCAATTTTAGTTCCTTCAACTGTGTCAAGAATATTTCCTTGTAAATCTGTAATAGTTCCATTAGATTCATAAGCAATAGTTTTTCCAGTTGCATCAAGATACATACCTCCAACTATTTTACCAGTTGTACTCATTAAAATTTTAAGTTCTTTACTTCTTGTTTCTAATGATTGTTGATTTGCACTGTCATCAAAATTTTGAGTTCTTCCTTGCTCATCTTCTTTTGATTCTACATCAAATTCTATTGCTTCATCAAATATAGTTTTATTAGCTTCATACTGTTCTGTAATTTCTTCAATTAAATCTTCATCATTTGAATCTAATAATTCAATTAAATCAGAATATAAATTTTGCTTTAATTCATTCTCTTCATTATCTAATTTATTTATTAAAAATTCAGAATACTTTTCAATTGCTAAATTAATTACAGAATCTTTATCAATTTCAATACCTTCAGATTCATTTAAATTTTTAGCTAATACAGCAATTGATTTTTTCATTTGAGAAATCTCATCTGAAGGAATAATTCTTTCATCTGAATTATAATAAATTCTAAATGAAGGAATTATATTATCATTGTTATTTACTATTTTTTTATCTCTAAATTGACCTTTAGAAATTTTATCAAATAAAGCTAATACTTCTGTTTCGTTTGTTGTGATATTAAATAATGCTTTTATTCTCTCATACATTGTATGAAGTAATTCTGCAATTTTTTGTGCATTTTTACCTAAAAAGGTAAGTTTTTTAGTTAAACTATTAATTCTATTTTGAGAATATCTATTTGATTTTCCTTCTGAATTATAATAGTTTACAAAGTCTTTTGCAATTTCTTCTTCATAAGCATACTGTTCTAATACTTCTCTACTTACATTAAATTTAGATTGAAGTTCTTGAATATAATTGTTAAAAGATTTCTTTTCAGTTTTTAATCTTTGTGTAAGTAATTCTCTACCAGCATTATAAATTAATGTTTGTTCATCACTATCCATTAATGTTTGAACAATACTATGAAAAGCTTCTTCTGCTAATTCATTTTTATTTACTTTATCTTTAAAGTAAAATGTTTTTTTATAAAAAGCAGCAGTACCTTGAATATCAAATCCTTTTGATTTTAAAGCATTTAAAGTATCAAATTCATATTGATTCGTTGGTACAAGTTTATTTAAAAAAGATTTAATTTCTTCAATTGAATAATCAAATCTTTGTTCTGATTTAGAATAACTTTCATAATCAGGTAAAAAATATCCGTTTTGTACAAATACTTTGTACATATTTTCTTTACCTATTGAATCAATCCATTTTTTAACATCTGGATGATTTGTATTTAAACATAATGATTTATCAAACATATTATTTACAATTGATTACGTATTGCTTTGCTATTTCTTCTATTTCCTTATTATCTATAATTGCTCTTTGAGTAATAGGAGTATTGATTGATTCATCAAAATAATCTTTTAACTCCTTTTTTAATTTAAGTACTATAGATTTTTTAGTTTCTGTTTTTAATTGCTCAAATTTACTAAAAATTAACGATATATCTTCTTCATTTTTATAAATATCTTTTAGTTTATCCCAAGTTTTGATTTCTTTTCCCAAACCTTTATCACTAACAGATTTTAAATTCTCTTTTCCTAAGTTTTCTAAATCTTTAATTTTATCTTCTATTGATTTATTAATAGTTTCTTCTGATTTAATTGTTTGTTTATCTTCTTCAGTAGCATTATACATTTGTTCTACTAAAGCTGGTTCTGATTTTTGTTCTTTATACTTTTCTTTTAACTCTTTTTTTAATTTTTTGTAATTTTCATTAATTTCCTCGTATGATACAGTATTAAAATTTTTTTTACTAAAATAAAAATAAGAATTATTACCATAAGTATTTTTATAATAAGCTCTGATTTTTTCTCCTTTTTCATCAGAATAAATAAAACCTGTATTATAATTGCTAATAACTTTTCCTTGTTTTATAACAGGTGGGTTATCACTACCATCTCTTGCTATATAATAAGCTATATCTCCATAAGAAGCAGTTTCTTTACCCTCTTCTTTTAATTCTTTATAAATTAAAAAATTTAAACGATTTAACTCATTTTCTTTTTTTTGTTTTTCTTCTAATAAATTTTTTAATTCTATTTCATAATTTGAATTACTAATTTCTTTCTCTTGTAAAAAATTATTTTTAACTTTTGATTGAAAAGTATTTGTTTCTACAACAAAAGATTTTGGAATTACAGAGTCAATTTCTTCTTGTTTTTCTTTAAACTTTAATCTAAAACCAACATTTTGAAATATTGAAGTAGGATTATTTACATCTTTTACTTTATAACTTCCATCTAATAACTTACTTACATCTCTATTTTTAATTCTTTCAACTATTGTTAAATTGTAAACATCTAAATAATCACTATCAGATATTCCCTTTTTATCATCTCTAATTTGAGGTTTTTTTGTTAATTTTCCATTTAATAAATTTTTAAAATCTTCTTTTGATAAGTTATTTAAATAATAATCATCATAAACTTTTTCATCATCTCTTTCAGAAAAAACTACAAAAGCAGCATTTAATTGTCCTTTTTCATTTTCAACAAATTTTAATCTAACTGATTGTCCATTTACTTTTTGATCAAATGCAAAAAATACATAATCTTCTCCTAAAAGTTTAGCTTGTCCTTTAATGTATTCTCCTTTTTCATTAAATACTTTATTTTCAAGTTCTAATGCTTTACCATCTGCTGAATTATTAGATTTTCTTAAAATAATAGGTTTAATAAATATTTCACCTAATTCTGTTGTAAAAGCTGTAAAAAATGTACCTTGATCTTTTAATATATTATAAAAATTAGGATTTTTTTCTTTTAGTTCATCTAACTTAGATTTTAATTTTGCAATTGTATCTTGGTATTCTTCATTACTTATTCCTGTTACATTCTCAGCAGATATTTTATTATCCGATAAAAGAGTAAAAATAGGATTTTTCCAATTACCAATAAAGTTAAATGGAAGATCTGGAGTAAAATTAGCTTCTACATATTTACCTTCTTTTGAATTTAAACCATTAGCATAAGGGTTTATTTCGTATAAAGATTTAAATTTTTTTAATAATTTAGAATCTTCCGTATTATAAAACTCATCATACTTTTCTTTTTGTGTTTTTAAAATGCTTACAAAATCAGTATAGTTTTCTCTTAACATTAAAAGAGGATGTTTTATATTTTTTTGTTTATTTTCATGCCAAACTTCTACAACAGTTTCATTTAATATTTTATATAATTTAGCATCTAAAAAAGTATCTATTGCTTCTAATAAAGGTACAACACTTTTATATTTAGATAATGTTTCTATTATTTGGTTTTTATTTGATAAGTCTTTAAATAATTCATCTTTATAAGTCATAATAAAAGGTACATCTATAAATAAATTTTCAGGAGATTGAACTAACATTAAATAATTTCCTTTATCATCTGTTATTTCTATTCCTGTCTTAGCTACTTTTCTTGCTAAAGCTTTATCAAATTCAAGATTAACAATAACACCTTTTGAATCTTTATTAGGCAATATTTTATCTAACTTCTTAAATCTTAAAGTATCTAAATCTAAATTAAATTCAGAATTAACTAATTTTTTTTGGATTAAATCAGAAATTAAATTAGTATGGTTTTTTAATACATTTTCATTTTTTTCAATATATTCTATTTCATTATTTTCATTTGTAAAAACAATACTTTCTAAAACTTTTGATCTAATACTACCTTGTTTAGTATATTCTTCCTTTGATGGTTCTATTTTTATTTCAGATTTTTTAACTTCTGGTTTTGGTTTAGAAGTAACACCTAATTTTTTTAATTCTTCATCGTACTTAGCATTTATTTTTTCTCTTCTTGTACTTCCTTTATATAATTCTTTTTGTTCTTTTACAAACTCTTGTTCATTTTGAGTTTTAATTAATTGAGGATTTTCTGTAAATTTTAATAATATTTCATTGCTAACTTTTTCTGAATAAGTATCACCTAAGCTTACCCATATTAATCTTCCTTCTTGAATCCCTTCTCCTTGAACAAAAATTTCTTTTTTACCTCCTTTTGTAGTTCTTATTTGAACCATTTGTTTTTCTCCAGTTGTTATACTTTCAGTTTCATATGTTTCAACTTTTAAAACTTCTTTAGGTTCTACATTTTCTTTTAAATCAATTTCTCTTCTCTTTTCAATATCTTGAATTTTAGAAGTTAAATCTTCTTTATCTACTTCTGCATCAAATTCTTCTTCTGTAACAGTATTAAGTATTCTGTTTATTTTATTAGTTAAAAAATCAATATTTTTTAAAACTCTTGTTTGTAATTCTGCATCATTTGTTTCATCTGATTGAGCTAATATAATTTTTTTAAAATCATTTAATTGTTCAACATAATTTGGTAAATTTTCATTTTTTACTTGATTATTATTAATTTTTACATGTACATCTTTTAAAATTTTAATAATATCTTCATTATATAAATCATCTGCTGTTTGAGTTTTAACATCTGTTTGTTCTTCAGGAATTTCTTGTGTTTCTTCTTCGGGTAATTCTTCTGGTTGATTTTCTTTTTGAAATTGCTCAATGTTTTTATCAATTAGTTCTTTGTATTCTTCAAATTCTGCATCTTTAGCTTGAAGTTGTTTTATACCTTTTGTTATTTCTATAAAAAACTCTGATTCTGGAGGTAATCCAACTTCAGTTGCTTTTTCTATAAAATAACTACGGACATCTTTAAATTTATTAAATTCTTTTAATTGTTTAAAAGAACTTTGAACAATCATTCCTTGTTCCTTATATTTATCTAATGTTTCTTTTAGTTTTTTAGAATCAGAATAATTTTGTACCAGATTATTATAAGTTTCTAAATGTTCCGCAAGATTTGTTGAAAGTATTTGATGATCTGTAAAAGTATTAAGAATTTTATCTAATTGATTTTGTAAATTTAAAGAAGCATCATTAGCAACTAAATCTAATTGATCAAACCCTATAAGAACATCTGTTAATAATTCAAAAACTTCTTGAACATTTTCACCTTTAAATGTATTTACTTTATTTTCAAGTGCTGTTAATATGTCTAATTTTTCTTGTGTTTGTTTTATTAACTGTTGTGTTTGAGAATCTATTTGTGTTTTTTCTCCCTCTTTTACAACAGGAGTTGCAATCTGAATATCTGATTCAAACTGTGTTTTTCTTTGTTTAATTTGATTTAATAATTCTTCTTTGTTAGTTCCTTGCGTTGCTAACTCTAAAGCTGATGAAATATTAGGAGCATTGAAAAGAATAGAATTTTTAGATTCTAAATCTTTTTTACGTTCTATCATATTTTCAGAAATATAACCATGAAAAGCAAATACTTTTTTTGCATCTTCATATAGTTTATATTCATCACTTCCTTTTTGATATTTATTTCTAAATGTAGAAAGATTTCTTCTAACAGATTTATCTACTTTATCTATATCATTTAAAATGTCAGAAATATATTTTTGTTTAATTCCAGAATTTACCTCACTAACACCTGTCATTAATTTGAATTGCTCATCATCTGTTTCTAATAAAGATTTTGTTAAATCATCTTTTAAAATATCAGTTTGACCTCTCATTACCATTGGAGCAATAGTATGAAATTTTGTAATATCTTTTAGTTTATCAAAAGTTATCACAGAATTAGATTCTTGCATTAATCCAACTCCAGTATAAGCACCTCTTACAGCTTCTACTTTAGAAGATAAATCTCCTGTAATGGATTCTAAATTAATTGCTTTTTGAAGTTCTAATAATTCCTTAGTACCTTCTTTTACCTGTTGATTTGTTTCTGTTCTAAACTTAGAACCTTCTTTAAATTGATCTTCAATTCCATTCTTTGCAATATCTATTCCTTTACTAACAATAGATTGTCCTGTACCTCCTAAAATACCTCCAATAATATTTTGTAATCCTTCAGTAGAAAGTAATTGTTCTTTTGTTTGATAAAATGAATTAGCTAATCCATATATAGTATCTGTTAAAGTACCATCAATAATATCATTAGTACCTTTATTATAAATAGTATTATAATAATTATTAGTTGCTTTATCTACCCAAAATTGATAACCTTCTTCTAAACCTTCACTCCAAGTAATTGATTTTCCTGTAAGAATGTTTTTAGCTAATGGTTGTCCTGTTTCAATTGCTGTTTTCATTCCTTTTGTAACAGCATTTTTATTCCACCAATTAGAAGTTAATTGAAATGATTTTTCAAAACCATCTCCTGCTCTTCCAGTATATTTTAATCCTTTTGCAGCAGCTTGTTCACTAACACTTAAAACATCATCAAATTGTTTAAATACACCATTTAAAAATGGCATATTTGAAAATGTAAGTAATCCAAAATTTAATAAAAATCTTGCATCATGTGCTTGTTCTGCAACATCTTTAATACGTTTTAATTCTTTTTCATTTGGTAATCTACCATTAGCATCTCTAAATTCTTTGATCTTTTCTAATGTAAATGAATCACGAGTTTCTTGTGCTTCAAATGCTGATTCTCCATAAGCACTTAATGCACTTCTTACAGTATTTTTACCTAAATTAATTATATTTTTAGTTGTATTAGCAGCAGCTATTGTATTTTCTAAAGCTAATACACTTTGTACTCCTTTTGCAATTGATGTTGTACCTGCACGTAATCCACTTGCTGTTTCTGCTGCTTGTGTAATTACCTTAGAATTTCTAATTAAATTACGAATATTATTTGCTAAAATAGGAATACTACCTATACCTCCTGTAACAGCACCAATTCCTAATTCTTGTACTAAAATACCAGCACCTGTACCAATTCCAATAGAAGCACTTTTAGCTATTTCTCCCCACCCTTTTGAACTACCAGTTAAAAATGAAGGAAGTAATAAACTTTTGATTGGATTATCAATATCATATTGAGTTTGAAAATTAGTATTTTTTTCTGCAAACTCACTTGATATTTTACCTAAATTAGAAGTAACAGAATTTTCTGATGGTATAAAACTACCATCGTTAATCATATCATAAATAGAAGTAAATGCAGATGCAAAACCAATACCTAAATTAGCACCAGTTACTTTTGTATCATTCCATAATTTATCCCAATAAGATTGTGATTGAGCTGCATATTGTTCAAGTTTACCAGATTGTATTTGTGCTAAACTAATATCAACATCTTTATATTTACTTGTATCAACACCTACAGTTACAGGTGCTGCAATATTTGGAATGTAATTAACACCTGTTGGTGTATTATTTATTCTATCCATTGCTTGTTCAAGTGTTTCTTCTTGATTTATAGCATTTGGATTTACTCTTGTATATTGTGGAAGAGTTGTTTTAAATTCAGTAAATATTTTACCTAAATTACTTTCTGGTAATTTTGTTTGTGGTACTACTGTGGCTAAAGGTAAATCTTCTACGTATTGATAATTTTCTTCCATTATTTTATCATTTTTAATGCTTCAATAAATATTTCAAAAGTTTTTTGTTCTAACTCTTTTACTGAAGGTTGTTTATTAATTTTTACAAATTCATTAGTTGCTCTATTTTTTGCTAATTGTGCAATATTATCAACTTTAGAATGAATTTCTGCTGTTGAATTTACACTAAAGGAATAAGGCTTACCTTGTATATTTAAATTAACATCATAAATATAATCTTTACGAGAATCTCCTGCTGATGGAATTGGATCTTTTACATTTGTTATTTTATATTCTAATACAGTTCCTTTTGGTACATTAGATGCTTTATTTGTATCAATATAAAAAGGTTGATTTCTAATTAATTTCAAATATTCTGCATTATTAGGTTGTTTAATAAATGAATCAACTTCTGTGTTAGGTTTATTAATATTATTAATCGTATCATTCCAACCTAGCACTCTCATTTTAGTAGTAAAATCAGGTGATACTTTTATTAATACAGGTTCATCACTTAATAAATCTCCTTTATCATTTCTTGGTTTAATTTCAACAGTTGAATTTTCTACATTAAAATTACCTTTTTCAGATTTTTCCCAATTAATTTTAGCTTTAATATCTTTACCTTTGTTTGAACCACTTAAAGTATTATCAAATACTTTACCATCTTTTGTTAAGATTTCTCCTAATCTTAATTCAGATACTAAAGAATCAAAAATAAGTTTATTATCTTTATCTAAATTATTTAAAAAATCTAAAGGAATTGCTCTTTTAAACGTTGTTTCTCCATATAATTTTTTATAGTTTTCATTATACTTATTTAAATCTTTTCCAGTAATTTTTACTAAATCATCCTCTTGTTTTTTATTTAAATTAAATAATAAAGTTTTTTCTTTAATTTGATTAATAATTTTCATTGCTCCTTCAGCAGTTGCTCCATTATCCAATTTAGAACCACTTAATGAACTTAACATATTTGCAGCTGAAAGAATTGATTGCATTGCTTTTACCCCATAAAACTTAGAACCTAAATCTGGATATTTTTCTAAAATCTCTTTTAGTTTTGGGTTACTTGTTGATTGTTCAGATATTATTTTTACTAAATCTTTTTGCAATCCCATCATATCATTATATAAACCTACTCGTTTTTTTCTATTTTCATCATAGTAGTTTATATCTTGTCCTTTAGAACCTTCAATTACGATTTGTAAAGGATTTAATCCTAATTGATTATCTGATAATGGAGAACTACTAGTAGAACTTTTACCAGAAACTCCTACTAATTTTTCCATTAAATTTCCTTGATTTTGAAGTTTAATTTTTTCCATTTCCATTTGGAAATTTCTTGCATCAGCAGCAATCTCCATTTCATTTTCAGCAGAAAGTTTTAGTAAACTTGAATTCATCATATAATCAAGTTTTGCTTGTTCACTCATTTGAACTTTAGCAAGATAAGAATAACCTTTAGAAGCTTGTTGAATAGCAGTATTTTCCATATAAGCATTTAAACCTATATTTCTAATCTGGTTTAAATCTTCGCCATTTTCTACTAAAGATTTTCTTTGTTCAAGTTCTTTTATTTTATTATCATAAGCTGCAATTTCAGCATCATAAATTGTAGAATTATTTGAAGTTGTTTTTGCTACTTCCAATTCTGTTTTTTTATTCTTAAAGAAATTAGATTGTGATTGAAGTAAACTGTTAATATTTTGTTTAGCTTGATTTGGATTTCTTTTTAAATCAAATTTAACATCAAATGTTTTTATAAAAAAATCAGCATTTTTATTTACTATATCTTGTCCATTTTGATAAAGTAAACCTTGATCTTTAATATTTCTTGTTACTATATTTTCTCCTTCAATAAATACTTGTTTTCTTTCTACAATACTTTTAAATCCAGCTTCTAATTGATCTTCTATTTTAGGATTTATAGAAGCATGTTGTTGAGTAAACTTAGCTCCTGGAGTATTAAAATATTCTTGTATAGCTAATTGATCTGCTTGAAATAAATCAGAATTATATAAATCTTTAAACTTAGGGTTACTTAACATTAAATTGTGTTCTTTTTGAACATTTCTAATGTTTGAAGTACTTAATATAGAATCTAAAACTCTTTGATCTTGTTTTACTTCTCCTAACATAGATTGAAGTTGATATGTTGTATTAGGGTCTGATAAATCAACATCTTTAAAATTATTAAGATTATCTACAACATTTTTTACCTTTTCATTAAAATATTGTCTATCATCTTCTTTTCCTATATCAACATTGTTTACAAATCCAGATAATGTAGATTGTAAAACACCTTTTGATTGTTGAATCTTTTCTGATTTATATTGAGCAGCTTTAGCAAAGAAATCAAACCCAACATCTGCAATTGGTTCTACTTTTGCTAATTTTGTATATTGAGAAATCATCTTTTAATATTTTTTATTAATTTTACTAAATTACTTGTAAAGTAAAATAAATATTTTTATATTACCAATTTTTAATATTATTTGTTAAACAATGAAAATTTATCCATCTGTGGTAAAAAATAATAACAATTTTAAAATAGCTATTTAAAAGGAATTCATAGTACATAGTACCCCTCTACCAATTTTAATTTTAAATTGCTGCTGATTCTTTATTTCAATAGGGGAACTCAAAAATTGGAAAAGTAACTGATTTTACAGTTTTCTTGAAGAAGTTATCAGGAGACTTATTTTATCTGAACCAACCAGTTATCTCAATGGAAGTTTGGTAGAAGAAGCTTAACCCTACTAATAAGCTAAATACTAATTAGTAAGTGTTAAATATATATTGTAAGAATGTAGATTACTGATAACATAAAAAACCTGCTTAGAGATTAAAGCAGGTTTCTAAAAATTGTTTCCTGCTTGCAAAGAAATATAAGTTCTTTCTCACGGAAGCTATACCAAACAGCAGGAAAATATGTAATAAAAAGAAGTTACTAAATATTAATTTCTATGCTTTTTTGGTAAACCGAACCGTGAGAAGCACAAATATACTTTAAAAAATAATACAAAGCAAGAAAAAATAAAGAAAAGTTATCTTAATGATAAAAATAACTTTTCTAACAGGCTTTTTTCAAAAACAAAATTAATATAAAAAGTTAAATTTTCCAAATTATTTTTTAAATAAAAAATCCTAATCAGAAATTCTAATTAGGATTAAAAAAACTAAACAAAATGAAAGTTATTTTCTTTTTAAAAACTGATTAATACTACCTCCTATTTGTTTTGTAACAGCTTTAGCTGTATCTTGACTTCTTTTTAAAGCTTCTTGTGATGCTTTAAAAATAGCTTCTCTTTCTTCAGGAGTTTTAGCTGCTGCTAAACTATAATATAATTTTTGATAATCTTTATCTACATCAAATCCTTGTGTTCCAGTAATCATATTACTAAGATTTGTACTTTTCTTTAATCCAGGTGTTGTTGCTGCTAACGAATTAAAATAGTTTTTCTCTTTTACTTTATTAGCTTGCATTTGATCTATTGTACTTAATGCTTCACCCATTGCTAAATCTTTAGCTGCTTGTGCTTGCATTTGATTTTGTAAATATTGTTGATTAGCAGCTATATTTAATTGCATTTCTTGATTATAAGCATTAATACGTGCTTGTTCATTTTGAGCAGCAATTTGTTGATTCTTTTGTTGAATATCATTTAAAACCTCCATTGTTTTTTGTTGTGTTTGAGCAGTTAAATTACTCAAATAAGATTGTCCTGTTGGAGAGTTTGTATTGATATTTTGAGTTGCTAATCTTTGTTGATTTTGTATTTGTTGAATAACTGGTAATGGATCTAACAAAGGTGTTTCAGCATATTTTAAATCTACATTTGCTCTATATTGTCCTGCTAATGGTTCACTTGCTTTCATTAGATTATAATATGGTGCAACTTGATTTACATTTGGATTAAACTCTAAATCAGATTTTTTACCATATTTATCCATAAATTCTTCAAATTTAGATTTTCTATTTACTGCTTGATTAGAAATAGGATTTGTTGTCATTCCAAAATTATCCTCATCAAATCTACTTGCATAATTACTTAAATCTAATAATTGATTAGAACCTTTACCTTCAAACATACTTCTTGATTGAGCATTAGGAGCTTCATAATTTCTTGAATTAACTCCCATAGGCATTGTATCATATTGATTAATAGGATCTAATTCTGGTTCAGCAATTTTAGGAAACAACCTCATTTTTTGAATATAAGGTTGATAAAATTGTTGTTCAGTTTCAGCACCAATATTTATATCAGCATTTGGATTAAATCTACTTTTAAAATTAGTTTGAGTTGCTCCACCATACTGTTTAAAAAAACGTTTACCAACTCCAATATTAGTTCTATTAAAAACATTTGGATTTATATTAACTTCTCTTTCTTCTTGTGGAATATAGTAATTACCAACATCCATTAAAGGTACTCTAAAATCATAATTGAGTTCCTCTGGTACTTCTGTTGGTACTGGAGGAGGAACTAATACATCTGGAGTTGCTACTTGTTCTGCAACTGCTTTATTTAGTTTTTTATTTGGTAATGTTGTTTTTGGTTTATCTTGTTTTAATGATGTTGATTTAGTATCAGTTTTAGGAAAAAATTCAAAAGGTATTTCTTGTTTTCCTCCAAAAATTCTTTGATAATCAATTCCTTTATTTTGAGAGTTTAATACTTTATTTTCTGGTATAATTTGATTCGGTTTAATTTCTTGTTCATCATCTTCCATAGCAAAAGGATTTCCTAAATTATAAGCTGCTGTCAATATACCTGCTGCTGTTGCTAACTTACTTAATTTAGATTTACCAGGAATAGCATTAATCGTATTATCTAATAATTTTTTAGGTGTAATTTTAGGTAAATTAGATTTTGTCATTAAAGCTCTTGTACCATATACTGATAAATCTTCCAAAGGAACATTTTTTCCTTTTTTATAAAAAAATCTTTTAGAATCTACTTGTGCTTTTAATCCTGCAATTCTTTCTGCTTCTTTTTTAGCTGCAATAGTAGCTTTACGTTTAATTGCAGCATCAATTTGTAATTGCTTTTTTGCATTTGCATCAGCTTCTTCTTTAATTAATCTATTTAATTCATCCTCCTCTCTTAATGATTTTTCAATAGCTAAATTTTGAATTTTTTCTTCTTTTAACAATTTATCATATTCTAATCTTTCTTCTTTTGTAAATCCTTTTCTGTTTACTTGTAATTTTGGTTTTTCTTCTACTTGTGTATTTTTATTTTTTATTCTATTATACTGTTTTTCAGCATTACTTAAAGTAGTACCATATTTACCTTCTAACTCATTAAATCTTTTTATATCTTTTAAATAACCAACTTTTTTATTATCCCTTAAAGTTTTTAATTCTTGAACTTCAGGATTTTTTAAAAGTTTTTCATAGTAAGGATCTCCTCCAGCTTTCATATAAGTATAACCTCCTGTTTGATTATAATCACCAAACGGTAAAGTTAAAACACTTGCTGAATCACCTATTAAATCTAAATATTTTAAACCTTTAGTAAAAGCAGACATTGTTTTTGGTGCAAGTTTTGCAGCTTTACCAAATTTACCTAAAACAGGTACAGCCCCTGCTACTTCTAAACCTAATCCTAAAACAGATTCATCACCTTTTTTATATCTTTGATATGCTCTATACACATCATCATAACTTGATATGCCTGTAGGATCAAATATTTCTACAAAATCTTCAAACATAGAATCAGATTCTTTATTACTATAAGGTTTATTTACACCCATACCAATAGAAGACGCACCTGCTAAATAAGTTAATGGTTTTTTAACTTTATCATAAGTATCTAATATTTTTTTACCCTTTTGAGCATAAACAGGTTCTTCTAATACAAAATCTCCATCAAATTCATATTCACCACCATGTTCCATGTATTGTGTATTTCCTAAATTATCAGTACCTTTTATGTACTTAATTTTAGGGTCAACACCTTTCATTGTAATACGATTACTTGGGATTATGTTATAAGGATTATTAGAAGTTTCATATCCTTCTAAATAACCAGTATCATTTATGTATCCACCATATTGCATTACAGGTTCTTCTTCAAGTTCCATTTGTTCTTGTTCAGGAGCTTCACTTTGCTCTTGTTGAACAATCTGCATTGCTTGTTGAACAAATTGTTGTTGTTCTTGTGGAGAAAGTTGTTGAAACATTTGCATAACCTCTTCAGCAGTACTAAACTCATCATCTTGTACGGCATCTGCAAATGCTTGGAATAACTGCATTAGTTGTTCCATTTCACCACCTTGTTGATAATATCTATTCATTTCCTTATTGTTTTACAAAAAAGTAACCTCCTAAAAATAGGAGGTTTTTAATTACTTCATTTTTTTACCACCTGTTTGATACATAGGTGTAGATGGTTTTGCACCCATTGGTTTAGCTACAGGTTTTTTAACCATTGGTTTTTTTGTCATTTTCATTACTTTAAAAATTTAAGTTTATATACTATTTTTTCCAATCCACTAACTGTTTCTTGTAACATATTATCAATTTCATCATAATTTGTACTTAAAGATTTACGATAAGTATTTATAGCATTGATAACAGTTTGAATATAAGCAATAGGTTCTGTATCTACATAACTATAACTTTTATATCCTTTAAGAATAGTACCTTCTTTTCCTTGAATAGTTTCAACAAACTGATCAAATGAATCTAATATTAAATCATACGCTTCGTTTAAAGCTACATGTTGAGCATAACTTAAACTTTGTAAATGTAAAATATGAATTTGATTTCTTGCAAATAAAAGCATACTTGCAAAATCTATTGTATTTAAAGAAGTTACTTTTGGTTTTATTTCAATAGCCATTGTAAAAATATTTTTAATTTACAACAAAAGAAATAAATATTATTTAAAATAACAAAAATTAATATTTTATATTAAGAATTATTTATCATATATTCAAATATAAATTCTTTTATATTTTCAATTTCATCTGATTTTAACTTATACCATTCTTTACGTATTTTACAATCTTTATAAATTTTATGAAGTAACTTTTCAATATTTATATTTACATAAAGTAAAAGTTGAAGATTAATATTAGCAGTACCTAATGTTGATAATCTTCTTTTTATATTTGAGGTGCTACCTATTTTATATAGGTTAGTATATGTATCATGTATAATGTAAGTTCCCATTAAACAAAATTAGCTAATTTATAAGAAGAATTAAATTTATTAAAAATTAATGAATTTTTTCAAAATCGTGTTCTAATACAATATCAATTAAATCATTTTGTGATAAAGAAAACCATTCTCCTCTTATTCTTTTGTCTTTGTATTTAATATGTAAAATCTTTTCAACATCATAATCACAAATAAGATATAATTCTATAGTAGGTTTTTCAGATTGTAAAGTTTTTTCTCTATATTTTGGATTTACAGATTTTCCTATTTTATATAAGTTGTTTGTAGTATCAACCATTATATAAGTTTTAATTTTATTTTCAATTAATAAATTGTTTTGATCTTTATATGTATTTTCATTATTAGAAACATTATTTAAGTTTATTACAAATCCAACTACTATACAATCAATTACCATAGTAACATATTCATCATTTATTTCTATATAATGCCACTTTTCATCTCCATATTGTAAACCACAAATTTTAAATAAATTACCTTCTAAACTATCTAAAAATTCATAAATATTTCCATCTTTATATATTTTTTTATCTGAAAAATTTTCTATAAAATCTGTAAATTTTATATGTGTGTACTTAATTACTTTTAAAATTTGTTTTCCTTTAATATTTTGATTATTGTTAAATAAAACACCATGATTTACTAATAATTCTTTCATTTTGTATGATAACTTTAAATTTAATAATACATAAATATACAAAATATTAAAATAAAATCAAAATAATATTTTATATTAAAAATATATTTTGTAGTTACAATTTTTGTTACTACATTTGTTAAACAATTTAAATAAAAATGAAAACAGAAATATTAAGAATTAGAATTGAACCAAAGTTAAAAGAAAGAATTAAAGAAAAGATTGCAGATGGTAAAATATCTAAATATGTTAGATTACTTATTTTACAAGATTTAAACAATTAAAGATGATACTTTACGTACCTAAATTAGTTCATTCTTCAAATAAATTAAAAATAAATGATTTGTGTGTAGATAATATTTCTAAAAATAAAAATATATATTTTGGTAATTTATGGGAAGATAATATAAACAAAAAAAAATTAAATCAAAAAAATATGAAGAAGAAAAAAGTATCTGAAAAAGAAAATGAATGGAAAGGTATTTTACAGGATAAAGATAATCAAACTTATTTTTATCAAGTAGGAGAATCAAATATAATTCCAGATAGTTTTACTGTAACAAGTACAAATGTAAATAATGAAGTTGTTGGAGAAATTAGTTTAAAGGATTTATGGGAAGATTTTGCTAAAAATAAAACTTTAAGCGGAGAAGAAGAAAATTGTAATATAGGAGTTAATAAAGATTGGAATTTCTTAGATAATAAAACTAAAACTTTAAAAGAATTAGAAAATTTTATTCCTACTAATGATTTTAAAAATCCTTATAAAGAAAAAATAATTGATTTTGAATTTACTCCTTTAACATTTTGGCAATTACTTCCTTCTATTGCCGTAAATTTACATTGTAAAGAAATAGAATTAACTTGGTTATGTTTTGGAATGTATATAAATTTTAAAAGAAATGGATAATATAGAAAAAGAAGCAAATGATTGTAATACAGAATTAGATAAAGATTTTAAAAATAAATTTAATGATTATATAGTTAAAGGAGTAAAAATTACAAAAGAACAAAAAGAACTCTACTTAGAATTATCAAAAGAAATTATAACAATTATAAATAAATAAAACTATGTTATCAAAAGAAGAAATCAAACAAAGACTAAACAGAACAATTGAAGAAATTAAAGATTTAGAAAAAGATAAAAACAATGAATTTCAAAATTATGAAATTACTTCATTATGTTTAAAAAGAGATGCTAAAATATATGCAGAAGTTTTAGGTAAACAATACTCGATGAGTGAGAATAAACTTTTAAAAATTACAGAGCATGAATAAAATAGAATTAATAAAAGAAATAAAAAAGAAAGTTCAATATAATATGTTAAGTACTGATAATAAACCTTTAATGGTTTATACTAAAGAAGATTTTGAATTAATGTTAGATACTATAATTGAAAAAATAACAAAAAATGAAAAAATGTTGTAAATGTAATTTAGAAAAACCTTTAAATGAATTTTACAAAAGAGGAGCAACTAAATATAGATCTGAATGTAAATTGTGTTTTAGTGTAGATTGGACAACTAAAATAATGTCCTCTGTATGTAGTAGAACAAATTTAAAAAAGAATGATAATACTCAAAGAAAAGCTGTATTTAAAACTCATAATTTAACTAAACAATATTTAATTGAATTAAAAGAAAAACAAAAAGGAATATGTTACTGGTTAAATATTCCTATTGATTTTACTTTAAAAGATAAATTAAGAAAAGTAAGTTTAGATAGATTAGATAATCAAAAAGGATATGAAATAGGAAATGTAGTTTTAACAACTCTTTTTGCAAATTTAGGTAGAGGTAATGCTAATATTACAGAAACAAAATGTTTTTTAAATACATATTTATTGAAATGAATATAACACTAACAGATACAAATAAAAAATGGTTTAATCTTGATGGTCTTTTAAAATATTATATTTACATAGAAAATACATATTATGCAGATTAAATTTGAAGTAACCGCAGAACCACATGAGCATAAAGATATGCTTCCTTATACAAACGCTTTAGAAAGAGATATGTTTCTTTTTCATTTATTTAATAATTTTTTTCGTTCGTATGATTCAGAAGAAGCTGAAAAAATTAAAAATGAATTATTTGAATTAAAATTTGATTATGGTGTTATTACAACATAAAACTATTTAAATAACAAGATTCAATTACAGTATAAATTTTATTTTTATACTGTAATTTTTTATTTAATACATAGTATTTTCTATCTTTAAATTGTATATAATCTCCTATAATCCAATGATTAAATTTGGAAGAAATTTGTTTTATTCTTTTTTTGTAAAATAAATAAGAAATTATATAGATAAAAAGATGTTTCATTTTATAAATTTTTTTAAAGGGTTTTTCTTTATAATTACTGCTTTATTACCTTGTACTTGAACAGAATCTTTATTAAACATATCATCCATAGAAACAGTTCTATTATCAATCATATCTACTCTTTTAACACCTTGTGGAGTATTTACTAAAGCTACTGGTTTACTTCCATACATTGTTGGAAATTGTTGTAATCTACCTCCTTGTTGTCTATATCCTCCTCCGTTTTCTTTATATAATCTTGCTAATTTTTGTGCTTTTCTTGCAGACCATTGTCCTGCTGCTGTACCCATAGATGCTTCATTTTTTATTCTATTAAATAGTCTTTTTCTCATTTCAGGTTTTGTATAATTTCCTGCTGAATTTACAGTACTACCACCTGATTTAAAATAATCATTATCTATTCCTGTTTGAGCTGTTCTATACTTACTTGTTTTATTTGCAATATCTTTTGGTTGAGGTACATTATTTCCTGTTCCTCCACCTTCTCTTTTAGCTCTATTTGTTCTTGCTTTTTCTTCTGAAGATAAATTATCCCAAGCTTTATCAGGTAAATATCTTTCTCCTGTTTCAGATGATTTTTTTCCTGAATTAGTTCTCCACTTTTGATTAGTCCATTTAACTAAATCTTGTTGTGGTTTTTTTAAACCTCCTGTTTGATATTCTAAATCATCAATTTCTAAATCAGTTAAACCTCCTGTTTGTTTAGCAAAATTTCGTGCAAAATTTGCTTTCTTTCTCATTTCTGGAGAATATCTTCCTTCAGGAGCATTTAAAATTGTTCTTGCTGCTTCTTGTACACTCATACCCATTCGAGTAGCTTGTGCAGAAAATGTACCACGTTTTGAAGGATCTATATGTATTCCTGTTTTAGCATAAAGTTCTTGATTTTCACTTTTAGAATTTTCTTGATTAGAAAAAATAAAATCATAAATATCCTCTGGAGTTGGAATACTGTTTAATACATCTACATTAGCAGTAAATGAATTAGTTTGTCTTTCTGATTTTAAAGGTTTATCAATATCTTTATATTTACGTACTAAATTTTCTCTTGATTCTAATAATTTATCCATTAATTTAGAAGGAGAAATACTACCTAAAGGACGTTTGATTTTAAGATTTAATTGATCAGCTAATTGTAAAGCTTCTTGTGGTTTAAGAGTAACTTCTTCATCTTTATATGTATAAGTATTATCAGATTTATTTCTATTAGTACTGCCTTCTCCATTATAAGAATTACTAAGTACAGATTCTACATTATAAATACCTTGTCCTCCTTTACCTTTAGCAACAGATTTTACTTGATTATCAATAATTAATTCATTATCATCGTGTGAAGG